CTACGATTCCTTGCGGATNGGTAGCNNGTTGCAAATATGGAAGCCTTCATAATAAAGCCTTGCCAGATTGTCGTGTCCTTCTCCAACCGCCTGCGGCAGTTCCTCGGTCAAAGACCCCGAATCGGAAGCCAGCTGCCGGACAGGAGCCGATGAACCGGAATGCACCGGCTGCATCGCTTTCTCCGTGTGAGGATTGGTTTCCTTCCTCAACACCTTGCGCAGCTGACGATTCTCGATCGAGAGCTGTTTGTTCGCCTCCACCAGCTGCTTGACGATTTGTTTGAGCTCGCCCAATTCTTTGTGAAAGCCGCCCATTCTAGTTTCAAGCTCATCCATATGAAGGAAAAGATCTTTATTCTCCAAGAACTCACACCCCAGAGCTTTCATGCATGACGTTCAGGTTCACATTCATTTTACAACAACATCGTCGATCGGCATTTCTTTCGGTCTTCCGCTGATCTCGAACAGCTGGACGTAAACGCTCTTGGAAGCCGCGTTGATGCCGGTAACCCTTCCTTCTCCGAAGGAGGTGACGACGGTCTTGCCGATGGCGGGCATTTCCTCCCGCACGCTTTCGTAGTTATCATGCTCAAATTTCAGGCAGCACATGAGCCTTCCGCACAATCCCGATATTTTCGTCGGGTTCAGCGACAAGCTTTGATCCTTGGCCATCTTGATGGATACGGGATCGAAATCGCCCAGCCAGGAAGAACAGCACAGGACGCGTCCGCAAGGGCCGATGCCTCCGAGCATCTTGGCTTCGTCGCGTACGCCGATCTGTCTAAGCTCGATCCGGGTACGGAATACGCTGGCCAAGTCCTTGACGAGCTCACGGAAGTCGATCCGGCCTTCTGCCGTGAAATAGAAAATGATTTTATTGCGGTCAAACGTGAATTCGACATCCACCAGCTTCATCTTGAGCCCGTGCGCGCGGATCTTATCCAGACAGACCGAGAACGCGTTCTGCGCGGCGCCTCGATTCTCCTCGACGACCTTGGCGTCCTGGTCGCTGGCGATGCGAATGACTTTTTTGAGAGGGAGAACTACATCCGATTCGTCTACCTGCTTCTGTCCGACTACGACTTTGCCGTATTCCACACCCCTGGCAGTTTCCACAATAACGTGATGGTCCGTGCCTACGGGATGTTCGACGGGATCAAAGTAATAGATCTTGCCCGCTTTTTTGAAGCGAACACCGACGACATTATACAAGGATTTAACCCTCCTGTAGACGTACCAGTAATTGCTCTATGGCAAGCTGGGGAGCCACATTGGCCTTGATCTTCCCCGCTGCCTCCATGGCATGCTCCATGCACGAAACCCAATAAGCGGCCGGCTTCGTGTACGCATGCTGACTAATCCAATCCAACTGATCTATGAAAACCATCTGCTCAGACCTTCCGGCCTGATAATGAATCATGTCTCTGAACCATAACACCAATAAAGACAGTAGCAGCTGCGAGCTTGAGCCCAGATCGGCCTTGATCAGCCTCTGCTGGACGGTCACCATGCCCGCAGTGAATCGGGAAGTGCTCTCCTTGCCTAATTGTATCACTACATTTCGGATTTCTGCAAACCCAATCTGTTCTATTACAGCGCGGCATCCGTCGAGGCCGGAAGCCAAATGGACGGCTGCGCGGACATGAGCGGCAGGATATCCTTCCTGCGCGAGCTGCTCCAGCATCTCCTTGGGCGAATAGGGCAAAAAAGGGACCGGCTGTGTTCGGGAAGCAATAGTGGGCAGCACGGCCCCGGCCGCTGTAAATCGATATAATTGCAATAGCTCGCGTTGTAATCGCGCGGAAAGAAGGACGATAGGGTATATGTCGTTGTCTTTGGCGCGGAAGGTACGGTATACTCGCCGAAATTGAGTATTGGAACATCTTCGTACGCGCCCGCCGACGTTGCTCCGATTCGTTCGGGGTTTACCGGGAGCCATAGAGACTCCGCGCCATTATTGAATTTCAGGTACATTTCCAATTAGCGTCCTCCTTTACCACGCGATGTGTTTCGCGATGCTGTGCGCGATCGCGTCGATGTCCGAATCCTTGCGGACCTGGAACGTGTTTCCTGTTACGGTTACTTGCGCCGGTTTTTGGTTGGCGATTTGCGTACCGAGCGTTTGGAGCCGTTCATCAACCTTCGGAAGATGCGCGAGATAGCCATTCGATAAGATAAACTCCGGCTGTTTCAACAGGTTATCGACGACGTCTTTGTTAAGCGGCGCGTTTGTAACGACTTGCTCTCGGTATCCCAGTGCCTGCGCAAGTTCTACGCCCCACTCTTTCGGATACTTTGCAAGAGCATCCGCTATAGATCCGAGCGCCATCGCTTGCCCAACGTATGGGATGATCGCCCCGCCAGTTGGTACTTGCGATTTGCCTCCGTCGGCTTTAGGCGTCGTACTCGTCGGAGGTTTCGGACCGCCACCTTTTCCGGGAGTTGCCGACAGCCCTTTTGCGCCGAGGTACCCGCCAAGTAGCGCCATCATCGTCGGGTCACTGAGTATACCCTGAAGAATTCCCGCGCCGATCGATACGCCGATCTTTGTCGCAGCTTCGATAAGCGGTTCGGAGGCTTTGAGCGATTGCGCCAACATATCGGTAATCTTCGTTCCCATTGCGGCAATCTTCGTACCTCCGCCGCCGCTGTACCAATCGTTAAAGCGGGTCATGATATCGTCAAATATGAACGAAACCTTCGCTTTTAAACCGTCAAGCTTCAGGAACTCCGGATTTTTAAGATAAGCGGAATCCAAAAAGCTGCGGAATTGCGCGACGATAGCCTGCGCAGACTTCGTAATCTGAGGCGAGTATTTCTCAATGCCTTTCGCCGCCCAATTCGCGAAGTCCTTGATCAGCGGCATTGTCGGAAGAAGCGCGCTTATTTGCAGCGTTTCGAGCGCGCCGCGGAATTGCTCGACTGCTCCGGCAGCCGTATTCATTTTTCGTTTGGCGACGTCAAGCGCGGTAACTTTCGACATTTCTTCGCGGAATTTCTCTACGCCTTTTGCGCCGGCCTTGTACAGCGATGCTGCTGCTTTTACGCCGTCAGTGCCGAAAATATCGAGAAAAAGCGCGCCGCGAGTTTGATCATTAAACTTGGAGAACGTCTTGTAAAGTTGCTCCGCGATCCCGGCGACATTCTTGATTTTGCCATTCTCGAAAAACTTGTTCGTTTTACCTACGCCCAAGCCGAGCGCTTTAAACATTTGCGTCGCTTTCTTCGTTTGTGGTTGCAGGTACATCAACATAGCCTTGAACGAAGTACCCGCGTCCGAGCCGTTTTTAAGGCCGTCGTTACTCATCAAGCCGATAACGGTATTGAAGTCTTTAAACGATACGCCGAATTGATCCGCGATACCACCCGCCGAAGCAAGCGCGTAACCGAGACCATGTACGTCCGTCGCCGCTGCGTTCGCGGTACCTGCGAGTACATTCGCGATTTCGGCCGCGCGCAGACCGTCTTTCCGAAACGCGTTCATACTCGTTGACATGGTTTCGGCGGCTTCCGTTAAGTCCAGGCCGCCAGCCGTCGCCAAGTCGAGCGCCGCACGTAGTCCGCCGCCCATAACGTCGGCTGTCTCCATACCCGCCTTAATAAGCGCCTCGATCGCCTGCCCCGCTTCTAACGCGCTATATTGGGTACGCGCACCTTCCACCAAGGCAAGCGACTGCATTTTCGCTAGGCCGGCGTCGTTGATACCGGTTAGCGCCTGAATAGAAGCGAGTTGGCTTTCGAAATCCATCGCCTTTTTAGCGGATGACCCTACGGCAAAACCCGCTGCTCCTACCGCTGCCGCGCCGAGTCCGATCGCTCCCCATTTAATGCCGCGACCGACTTTGCGCTCAAGCGACGTAAACGCGCTGCCGGCGCTTTTTAACGCCTTTTCGGTTAACGTTAGCTCGCGCCTGACTTTTCCGCCCGTTGATACGTAACGACCGCCAGCCGCCGTCATCTTCGTCGTTGCGCTGGTGTATGTCGCGGTTGCTTTCGTGACTGACGCGGTAGTCTTCGTTACGTCGTCTATCTGACGCTTAACTTTTCGTAGTGGACCGGTCATACCGTCTACCAGTTTCAGCCTGGCTACGAGATCATACGCCACTCTTTGCTCTCCTTTCCGCATCTTTGCGCGCCTTATCCTCGTCCTCAAGGGCGACGATCATTGACGCGTACATAAACATCCGATGCCGTTTATCCTTCGCGTAAAATTCATCCGGCGGGATATGATGGCGCTGGAAAATAACGTGTATGTACCACGCCTCACCGCCCGCCCGGATTAGTTTTTTGCTTCTTCCAGGAGCTCCTCATCGTCACCGAAACCGGACGCGTCCATGACCGCCTGCAGAACTTTCGCGATCTCTCCGGGCAGCAGCGCCTTGCCTACGCAGTCGAGAGCGTCCGATGCTTTGTAATGATCCTGCAGCGCTTTATCGTTAAAGTCCGGGTCAACGGATGCCTTAACGATGACAGCCGCTTGAAACTGCCGATCATCGAGAGACTTCGTACCTTTAGGGCCGGGAATCGTTGCTTGTACGGTCGCTTCCGAAAGTTCATCGCTTGTAAGGGATCTCACAGTAAAATTTCCGCCCAAACGCGGGATGTAGACCGTCAATTCCTGTTTCAATGTCGCGCCGAGAAGCGCTTGGAGCGCGTTAAACTTCGTTGCCGTTGCCGTTGCCATCTATAATCAACCTCCGGTTATTTTCGAAATTAAAAAGCGGACCCGAAGGCCCGCGCGTTAGACAACGATTCGATCGAGAATCTCCGTGCCGCTGAAAACGAACGACATCTCCTCTTCGACCACCGCGCCGACCTCGTATTTAATCAGCGGGATTTTATCGAACATGACGTTCTTGAGGCGGACGCGATAAGCGCCGCTCGCCTCCGGATCTGCGAGCTTGACGATAAGCTCCGTTACAAACGGTGCGTTAGCGTTGTTAGCGATTCGTAGCAATTTATCCTTGAGATTCGTTGTTACGAGATATCCCGTAAAAGAACCCGTGCCTTTAAGCGTTGTCGGCTTATGGCCCAACCAGCGGCTGCCCGCCTTTTTGATTTCTTCCACTCCGACGTCGATATTAGCTTCAACGGAGTAAACGTTGGTCAGCCACACGCCGTCAGCGTCGTAAAGGTAGCCGAAACTACCGTTGTACGCTTCTGCCATTATTCGTTACACCTCCGTTAGATATTGACCGTAATCAGGATTCGCTCCATGCTGTCAACCTCGACGTAGCCAATCAGCAGGTACACCGTATCGCCGACGCTAGGCCGCTGCGGATCGAGTTGGACCGTCGGATTCGCGAGCACATTCGAAGTCTCCAGCGTTTCGAGATACGCCTTAATCGCGACAATAAGCGCTGCCTGGCCGTCCTCGTTATTGTTGATCTTGCCGATATAGGCGTCGGCCGCCGTCTTCGTAATATCCGTCGCTACCGCCTGCCGTGCGCGAATCTGGCGGATTTTCTTTCCGCTGGTTACGACGCCCTGCTCGACTTTGATTTTCTCGCCGTCGTTTACGAGGACCAGCGATCCCTTGCCGAGAGCCGTCTTGATTTCGGCGTTAGTCAGGCGCTTGTTGACGTCGTCAACCGGTGCCGGCGCGTAGGTAATCGACGCGTTAATCGCGGTGCCTGCTATAAGGCCCGCCACCCATGCCGCGTACTTGCCGGAGCTAACCGCCGTGCCGTTGATTACGCCGCCGACCGTTAGGTTAACGATGTAGTCGTCGGACACACGTACAGAGCGCGCATCGCCGGTCGCCGGTGTAGCGTCGTCTGCCGCAACGGACGCGCCAAATACCGCCAGAAAATGCTTGCCGTCTGCGCGATTGGCCGCAACCCACGTTTTCACAGCGTCTTGTTCGGCCGCCGCAACCTCGCCGTCAAACGCAAACACGTTAAACGGACGCGTGTCGAAAGCTACGCGCATATCAGTGTAATCCGCCGTGACTGCGCTCGCAGGAAGCGTATAGACGAGAACTTCCTTCGCGCCACCTTGGAGCGCGTATTTGATCGATGCGATATTAGCTGCGCCGAACAGTGTTGTTGCGTCAGCCTCCGTTGTTACCGTATAAAACTGCTTCGCCGCTGCCGTTCCGCCGGCGAACGCTTTAAGCGGAATTGCGACTGTACCGCGTGCGCCGCCTTTAATTTGCGCGGCCGCTGCGGTGACGAAGTTGATATAAAGACCGGGGCGCGTCGGAATTGATGTCGGGTCCCATTGACCGCCTGCCATAGAAGCACCTCTCTTCGTAAAATCGCGCAAAAAAGAGCCGAACCGATTGGGCTCGCCCCTTACTGATAGCGCGTATTGATTTTCATAATCTTGTCGTACACCGCCTGAGTCCGCGCCTCACGCGTTTCTGCGCTAAGAACGCCGATTGCCGCGTAAAGCCCGCCGTCAGTCTCGAACGGCATCGAAAATGAAAACGACTCCGTCCGCACGTAGCGCAGGGAGCCGTCATTCATCGGAATTGTATTCGATTGATAGACCGAAGTACTTAGCGCGTCCATTGCCGCCAGCACATCCGGAGATTTCGCGCCAAAGTATACGATTTGGTATTCGCGTTCAATCCGGTAGTAGGACGGCGTCTCTAGCGTTCGCTCATCGTTTTGCAAGCGGATAACGAACGTGTTGGCTTTTGGCGCTTTAGGCACCGTCTGCTTTTCGGTAATTGCGGTCGGAAACGTGCGCTTGACAAACGCCTCGATCGCGACCAATTCGTTAATCAGCGTCACGCTACCACCCTTCCCGCTTTAGTTCGTCGGCGATCTCCGCCTCAATTCCACGCATCCACTTTTCGCCGTTCTTTTCCGCCGGTACATCGAGAAAACGGCCGACCGTGCCTGGCGTCTTACCGCTAAACTCGTCGCCCTTAACCTCGTGAATGTAGTATGCGTAATTAAAGCGCCGACCGCTCTTCATCCGCTCGACTGCGTTAGCCGAAATACCACCGGTCAAGTTTGCGCCAGACCCTTCGATTTCCTGAACGGTAATGGAGCGCCGCAGCGTACTCTTATCGATTGGCGCGACGTCCACCGCTTCCCGCTTCCAATCGTCGAGAGCGTCGTGCATACCGCGTTTGGCCCCGGCTGCGATCGTATCGGCCGCGCCTTCAATCACGTGCAGGAACCGCGACATGTCGAACTCAAACTCGGCCGCCATCAGACGTATACCTCCGTAAGAATCGCCCGACCGCTCAGCATCCGCTTAGGCGCGATAGATAGCGGCTTTCGTTCGACCGTCGCACCGAGTTCATCCGTGAACGTTATTGTGTCGTCGTACGAAATGTCCGCTAGTTTATCGAGCGTAATGCGCAGGCTGGTGACGGCCTCTTCGCCGGTTGGCGTCTTGACCGTTTTCGTTTCGTTGACCACGCGCGCCGGCAGCGTTAGGACATCGCCATTTTCGACGCCGCCCCATCCGTCCGATTCGCCGGCCTTCGTTACAGTAATCGTTTGTTTCAGCGGAATGAGCGCCATTTACAGCACCGTCCAATAAACGCGTCGCTTCGAAAGCTTAATTCCGCCGTTCTCCGCACCAATCAGGTCGAGCGCCGCCTGCGGGATGTAACGTGATAAGTCCGATCCTGGCGCGCTGACCATTCCGTCCTTAAAATCAAAAGAGCCAACGCCGTCAACGGTAAAGCCGGTCAGTCCCGCCTGTGCCAAGCGATTCGTATCGTTAAACACCGTCGCGAGAACGTTTGCGAACTCGTAGACCGCGCCGTCCGGTATTGTATATCGCGGATACTTTGTCGTGAGCGTACGAGATGCGACGTTTACAAGTCGTTGTTTTTTCGCTTCGACCGCCTCCGCAAAGTCTTCGATATCAATACAGTTGAGCGTGATATAGGCGTCTGCATCCGTAATTGTTAGCGCCATGGTCCGGCCTCCTTCGCTTATTTGGCGGAGGGTTTGCGCGGGGCTGGCGCCTTCTTCGCGGGCTGCTCGCCCTCGTCCTCCGGTTGTGGTTCGTCAACTCGCGCCGCCCATAGCGGACATAGCGCGTCGAGTACGGCGATTTCCGCCGCGTCTTCCGTTTCGTAGGCGCCTGCGTGGTCAAACTTTACGTCGACAGCGCCGGATACAACGCCGTAAAGCGGATGTGCTTCGTACTTAGCCATCGTTTACCTCCCGTAAAGAAAAGGCGCCCCGTTAAGAGCGCCCGAATGATTAGGATACCGAAGTGCTGACGTTTTCGAGGACCGCGATTTTCTCTTTCGCATTCTTAACTTTGATGCCGTACTCGCCGCGAATCTGACGAGCAACGTAGTCGGCGCCGGGAACGGACGCATCGACGTCGTACATGCCGCGCAGAGCACTCAGCGACAGGATACTGCGGTCGAGCAACGCGACTTTGTTTTTCGGGAAGTTCGGATCGACTACGATAGTCGCTTCGTTGCCGCCAACGATGTCGGATACGAACGTCGAGATACGGTAGCCGGTCGTTTCGTCGCTGCGCTCGGTCCGGATCGTTCCGCCGGCCAGTTTCGAAATTTGACGCGCGCCGGCCGTATTCGTCAGAATCGTATTGACGTTGCCGCCGCGTTGGTAAACCTCTTCCATGACGTCGTTAAGCGCCTTGGCGGAGATTTCAGCGCCGGCCAGGTTAGCCTTTTTCGCGCCGTTAGCGTTCGCGAAGTACAGCAGACCGCCGGAAGTTGACGGCGTTCCTTTGGCGCCTTGAATACGGCGGCCGTAGATCAGCCAGTCATTGAGCTCGCGCGCGGCTTCTTTCAGGCGGAGTTGAACTTGGTAGTTCAATTCGTCCGAAACGTTGTACGTGTTGACGGCCATTTGCGTATTGGATACGGACGCGTAACGCTCAATGATTTGCGTGTAGTTGTAGTCCGTGTAACGATCGTGACCTTCGTCTTGACCGATTCCTGCGCCTTGAAGCTGTGGACGCGCAACGATACGGAGCTCAGCGCCAATTGCGATTGCGGCTGCGGTCGTACCGTCGAATCCGCGAACAACCGTCAGGACGTCGCCGACAATGGCGGTCACTTTGATGTACTCTTCGCCAGCTACGACGATTGCATTAACGCGGAATTTCGCGCCGTCGCCGTCGTTAACCGTAAGGGACGTGTCGCCAACAGCCGCGGCCACTTTCAGGTTAGCGCGGTTGGAGTTCAGGTTATCACTCATCCACTCGTATTTCGTTTGGGACAGTGGCGCGCCGTTCATACCGACCAGGCCGAGCAGCGTAGGGGCGTCGTTGATAATAAGGGAAATACCGGCTTCGAGTTCGCGAACCTGGTCTTTAAAATCATAAGTCAATTGTGGCATTCTGCTTGTTCCTCCTTGGATTTAGGGAATATAAAAAGACGACCGATGAATTCGGCCGCCTTCTTATTTCGCAAGTTGTTTGATCTTGTTCGAAAGCTCAACGACTTTGTTGAAATCGCGTCTCTTGCGCGCTTCGTCCAGTTGAGTTTCGAGCGTCTTTACTTCGTCCGTCGGGTCCGGATTACTCGCGCCACCAATTTGACGCGGTTCCTTTTTCGTTACCTCAACGAGATACGGTTTCGCAGCCACCAACGCGTCGAGAACGTCCTTCGCGCCGACCACGTTGCCCTCGTCATCGACCGTAATTCCCGACACATCTGCGAGCTTAAACGCATCTTCCAGCGCGTCGGAACGGATGCCGGCGTCTTTGGCGAGCGTCTTAAACTCCGCTTTGATCAGGCGTTGATTAGCCGCCGTCAGTGCCTTATCGCGCTCAGCTTCGGCATCTTCCGCGCGCTTTAATGCGGCCGCTTTGTCGGCATCAGCGCGTTCCTTGTCGGTCAGCTCCGCCTTCTTGCGTTCTTCTTCCGCTTGTTCAAACGCAGTTAGCTTCGTTTTGACGTCGTCGTAGTCAGCGAATTTCTTGCGCTCGCGTCCGATTCGGTCCGCAATAATGCGGTCAAACTCCTCCTGTGTCATTTCGAGTTTCTTCGCTGGTTCCGGTTCTGGCGTTGGGTCCGGATCTTCCGCGAAATTCTGCAGGTTGAGTTTATATCGCAAATCGCGTTTTACTTCGTTAATCATTCGTTACCTCCACCGTTTAGAGCCCGTCGGCTATCGGATATTTAGACCGTTAGTTTAACGTCATAACGTAGGACAACGAATTATAATAGGTTAATAACGAACTCACCCACGCGCTCCTCAACGATTTCCCAGCTCTCACCGGAAAAAGTTTTTGGGCGGTAGGGACCCTCATTATCAGCACATGAATCCAGGGTCTTACCCGAAGGCAATTCAGCGCCTACCCCGACCCGGACTCGAACTACCTCTAACATTACAACGCCTCCATTACGAAATATTCGAACTCACAACCGGTCGAGAAGAACAACCCGACTTGTGTTCCGGTAATATTCGCAGGGTCTGTAACCTGTATAATCTGGACACCGTTTAAAAGTATTCTGATGTTACTACCGCGAACTTCGATACGGACGCGGTCGCCGTCAGCCGGAGTTTGTGCATACGAAGCAATTGTTGTCAGGGAACCGCCTGATCTGCGGATCACACCATAGGTAGTTGCCGTGATTTTCCCAAAAAACATTTCGTTAGAGCTGTCAACATATCGGAAGATAATTCGCTGAACCGAAGCGTCAGTCGGTACTTTCTTGAATTGCGATTCGATAGCGAAATTATCCGCGACTCCGGAATCAACTAAGGCGCGCCCCGTTCCGCTTACTAGGTATGCTGCTCCTGACTTGACTCCCGCGATGAAACTCTGTAAAACCCACGATTGGCCCGTCTCTGCCTTACCGAGTGACGAATTACTATCTGCTCTAGAAAAGTTATCTGTCACTATTCGCTTCTTTCTGCCGCGCATGAACGCCATTCCAGTAGATAAACCAATTAACATTAATAGTCACCGATTAAGTCCGCTGCTGTTGTCCCGGTAGCCCATATGCGTTTTACTGCCCACGGATGGGTAATTCCTCCGGCCACGTTTTTGCGCGTCACAACGGAGCCGTCGGCCATCGTAATCTTAATATCGCCGCCAGTTCCGACGTAAAGGCCGCGGGTCACCTTCGCAAGATCGGTGCTATCGTTTGGCGTAATTGCCGCCGCCCCTTGCGCGCTGGCTTCAACAAAACGAACGTTAGGCGCTCCTCCACTTCCCTGCGTCACCTCGTACGCATCAGTCTGCGGATTGTAATACTGGCCCGGCACCGTTTTATATGTCGCGTTCTTTCCTACCGCCTCGTTAAGCGGCGCTGTATTCGCTGGCATTACGTACCTCCTTCGATAGTTTCCGGACGCCTTACGGGGCTTACGAGATGCCGGCAATTCGGGTGAAATATCTCATTCCGTGGCAGCGCGCCAACATACGGGTAAGCACCCGGAGCATCTGGCGTTAATTTCACGACTTTCCCTTCGTACAAGCGGCATTTATCCGTAGCACCGTGCCGCGATATCACACCGTATTGAACGTCGCGGGCGAGCGCTTCGTTAATCGTCGCGTCCATGTGCGCCTGCATCATCTTCGTACGCGTCAGCATATCGACGTACACTTCCGGTTTCCAGCGCCGCCCGGCCGCATCTATAATGCCGGTATTTACGCTGTCGCCGAGCGTCTTCCGCATGCCGGCGAGTATATCGCGATTGATGGCCCGCCACCCGTTGATTCCCGCTGCCATGTTAGCGCGCATTGAATCGGCTGCCGCCTTCCGTACCGCCGCCTTAACGCGCCGATCGATATTCTGCGTCACCGCGAGCAGATCCGCCTGCGTGTCTGCGACCACGGCCGCCACCATCGCGCTATTCGTGCGCGTCATCCGTACGAGTTTCTGCGCGTCCTTTAACGTATCGGCGACGCCAAGCGCGAGTATCGTACGCACAACGCCGTCACGCGCCGCGATCGGTACATTCTCCGCAACCCAAGCCGCCGACTCTGCGTTAAGGGCCGCTAGGATGCGCGAAACCTCCGCGAGGGCGGCCGTTGTCATGGCGCGATCAAGCGCGGTGAGGTCCATCGCGTTGAGTTCGCGCAGGATTTCGTGGACAGCGTCTTTATAGGCGTCGGTCAGGCGCGTGATGGATCGGTCATAATTCGGTGCCGGCGTGATCATACCGCTACCTCCCGTATGAACTCCGATAGCTGTACTTCGTTGTTATTTCTACGTCCGTACAGACGATGGAAGTGGTCGTGACACGTTTTACAAAGCGTGACCCCATTCGTAACATCAACGCGCCTGTCGCGATGTTCTGCGTAATTCAAAATGTGATGAGCGTTAAGGTACCGTCGAGACTCACCGCAGCAACGACATCGGTACCCGTCTCGCTCAAATACCTCTGTTCGCCATTCTCTGTATGCCTGGTAAAGTCTTCGAGTAATTCGCTCATCGTCCGTAATGTGTGGCTTCTTATTTCCTTGAGCGCGACAATATTGGCAGCGATGCCCGCGCATGAAGTGCGACCACCGAATGGAAGAGTCAGTTCCGCATTTACAGACATAGCGCAGTTTCTCGTTAGGATTCGCGCGATACTCATCGAGTAGCACGCATCCAGCATCCGCAAAGAATTGCGACACGTAATCATGCGTATAAATTACCTTTGCAAGCGAAAGCTTTTTTCGCCCGCAATCAGCGCAATTTCTTCCCTTTTTAGCGTTCTTATAACTCATGTGGCTTTCATTTCCACAAGAGCAGATATATCGCATGGGGTGCTCCGAATTCTTGTAAGCATCTTCAAGCAAGACGAATCCGCGGCTCTCAAAAAACTGTCTAACAATTTCCAACGTCAGCTTAATTGCGGCTTCCTCCTAACGCGAAAGACCGCAAAGCCATAAGGCCGCGGTCTCTTTGTTTATGCGTTAAATACCGATGCGTCCACGGTTCCAACTGTAGCTTTTTCATCCTCCGCAATCTTGGCGGTGATGTCGCGCACCTTATCGTCAGTGATGCCGTCCATGCGTTTTATCGCGCTCTCGACGTCGAGTGTTGCCTTACCGCCTGTGCGGATTGAATACGCTTCGGCTTCGGCCTTCAGATCCTTCGGCAGACCGTCCTTCCAGTTGATCGCTGGGTAAATCGGATCATACGCGATAAAGTCGTCCATTCCGTCGTTTGCGAAGTTTTCGAGCTTCATCGCGATCCATAGCGCGTCTCGGACGGCGCGGTCGACGTAGTTACGAATGCGTTTGACTTTCGTTAGAATCGGCATCATCCGCATTTGAATCGCAGAACCATCGCTATGAGACGTACCGGAACCGCCTTTATCCTCTGCGAGCGTCGTACCGAACAGCCATTGTGGGGTTTCGGACATTTGGTAGACGAGGCCGAGCAGAATGTCGAGTTCTTTGAAGCAACCGTCAAGTTGCGAGTTCCACTCCATATAGCCCGGCGCGATATCTTCTTTAGTAGTCGGAATGTATTTCCCACCAAACCGAATTCCCCCGTCAGCATCCGTAGGCAGCTCCGGACCGTAAGCCGTAGGGTCGCCGTGCCGGTGCAGCACGTAGTCAATCATCGTCATCCGATCATTAATCGCGGCTAAGACGCTCTCTAACTTCTCAATGCCGCCGATACCGTTCCAGCGGTCGTCTACCGTTTTATACGGAATATGATGAACGAGAAGCTCCGGAATACCCGTCTCTACAACGTCTTCATCGCGTCCGGTCGCGGCTTGTTCGCCGATCTTAAACAGCGGAATAGGCACGCCATAAGATGTGTCGACGCCGTTTTCTTCGAGCCGATAGCGTTCATATGTGATGTATCCGGGAATATGCCGCTCGACTACGAGAAACGGAACCTCCACGTAACGCTCACTTTTACGCGTCAGATACTTTTCGAGGCCGGGCCGCATTTCAGTCGCTACCCATTCGACATACGCGATATTGATCGCCTTGAACCGCTTACGTGATCCGCGCGACAGCTCCGGGAATACGATTGTCGCGTCCACCGCTTCGATAATCGGTTCATTTGCGATTTCCGGCGCTTCAAACTGAGCGCTCACCGTTTCGCTCACATCGTAACGCGGCGCATAATACGTTTTGAGGAACGCGTCACCGCGGATGCCGGCTCCGGTTACGACTTCGTGAATGAGCGTGTTCATGTCGTTCTCTTCGACGATAGACGCAAGTCGCTGCTGCTCAATCGCATCGTCCGGGTGGCCGCTGATATATGTCGGAGGCTCGCCAACTAGTAAATCGGCCGGCTTCGTGACGAGAATATCAACGACATTCACCGCGAGGTAAAGCGTTCGAAGCTGCGCGGCATGCGGCGTGTCTTTCAACAGTTCCGCAGCCCTTTCGTAAATCTCGTACTGGCGTCCGTCAAATATCGTTCTAGCACGCTTGTACGTCGCAATGCGCTGTATATCGGCTGCCGGCGGATAAGCGGCGCCCGTCGTAAACAACTTCCCCAATCGCTAACCTCCCCTCATAGCCATAGCGGCTTGTCAATTACTTTCCGTACCGATTTCTTCGCGATGCTTACCGCCATTTCGAGCGCATCCGGAAGGTCATCGTGGCTCCCCGTTCCATACATTTCGAATTGTTCGAGAAGCAGCGCATGTTTCCGTGAAAACTGAATAGCGCCACTCTCGATGTCCGGGAGTAGCGCCTCTATCCGGAGTTCTTTACGACTCCGCTGGTATATTTCTTTCACGCGCCGATTAACGGGATATCCCGTAGCTTGCAGCGCCTGCTTTAGCTTGTGTACGAAAAACTCCTGGGCCGCCTGCGCCTCTGCTGCGATACCTGTCGGCTGGAAGCGCGTCACCTTCTCCGTAATAACTCGTAAGAACACGTCTGGATGAACGCGCTCGCCGTACGCATCTACAACGTAAACTGCGCCGCTGGTCCTATGTTTCGCGATCGTAACGATAGCCGAGTAGTCTCCGCGTTGCTTACCCATGGCGAAGTCGATGCCCATATAAACATCATACTCGGAGTGATTTCGCGGATACTCGTAGAAGCCCTCGTCTAACTTCCCGTCCCAATACGTAAAGCGCTCCGGATTGAAGACCATCGATTCCTCGTCGACCGGGTTGTTCATATACTCCGTATTAAACGCCTTGCTACCGTTATCCCATTTCCATGTCATCAGCTTCCATATCGGCTGCGCTTCCGGCCACAGCACTCGACAGCCGCGGTCCATTTCAGCGCGATTCAGCTCGTATAGCTCGCGCGCATCCTTCGCCCGATTCGGATTGTCGCGGTCAACGTAGACGAGGCGGCACGCTTCCCATAGGTCCATTCGTTCGGGCCAGTCGATAATCGCGCGATAAACGCGGCTGCGAAAGTCCGACCGCTTGTGCAACACGTGAACGAGAAGCGCTTCGTGATGGACCGTCGTTCCCATGTATACGAAGGCCGTCCGCTTCCCTTTCGGATCTCCGAGCGGAACTACGGTTTGCGCGAACCAGTTCCGCATCTTCTCGCGTAATTCCGCCGTCGCCGCGTTTGATTTAACATCTTCCAAATCGTCGCATACGATAAGGTCCGGCCGCACGCCGTTCCAGTTCCGCCCCCGCAGCGCCTGCCCGGTCGAAGCCGCCTCCACTTTCGTAAGCAGCCGCGGTATACCGTTATCCTGCGGTTCCCATGCGATAAATTCAGACGAGTTGTCCTTCGGATTCTCCTGCTGTTTCGGCGACATCAGCGGTCCGAAGTCGCGGCGGAGTTTTTCGTTATGCTTGAGCTGCATCGCGATCCAGTCGAGGTTGCCGCTGGATACCGCAGGCGTCTCGGATATGATGATCTCGTATTTACGCTTGCGATACAGGATCTCGCGCAACGGGAACGCCTTCGACAAATACGTTGATTTTGCGTGCGAACGGGGCGCGGCAACGGCCACCTTATCGTTTGTATTCACGTTGCTGACATCGTCCATTATAACGGCGATATCGCGGTGAAACGCAGGCGCATCGGCCAGGCGCTCGATGTCGAAGCCGTCCCAGTTGCCGGCGTTGCCCGGATTGCGCGCTTCCGAGAAGTATTCGAACGAAAACGCGATCAGGTCGTCTTCACCGGCGTTGATGCGCGCCAGCCGTTCGTATTCTTCCGTCACGACGTCGAGCTCGCGCTTCACATCGTCAGGGAGCGCGTCGATATCGTCAAGATCGACCGCGTTAACGACCGGCGCCAGTTCCGCGAGTCTTGCGTCGCGCTCCGGACGCTTCAGCCATTTTCCGTCTATCCAAGCGATATCGACCGCCTCCTTTACTTAATTAGTTGGCGCCTGCAAACGTAGTAGATTCCGGCGCTTAGACCGTCCTATTTTCGTCCATCCCGCCTTTAAAAAACAAAAGCCCGGATTTATGCTCCGGACCTTTTCTTCGTTTACGTATGTGATTATGCCGTCAATGGGAGGCGTTCCCCATTCCGATAACGTAATTTCTACTGCCTCGCGAATAAGTTCGCTACTTAGTTGCGCTGATTCATTGCGGAATATCGTACATTCCCAGGCATCTACGCCATCATCCCGTATTCCCGACCATGTTACCCACACCGCGTCGCCAACTTCAGTACGTAGGACTAAATTTCGTCCTGGACGCGTAAATTGACGCGCTCCCACCTTCTGACGTGAGTAATGACGATCAGCGAGTTGGCGGCAGACTTGATCGCCTTTATTCGTAACAATCCACGCCATACGGCGCCTCCTTAAAATCAACGTGAAATAAGCGCCTCGACTGCGGACGGATACGAATACCCTCCGGAAGTGCTAGGCGCGCTAATATGCCGCGATTAAATAGGCCAAAACGTTATGCATACGGTGGGACAACGAAAGGTCAAACGTTATTTTTGATACGCGGATTGTTTTCGGGCCTAGACCGCCCCCATACGCCACCCCGCTTGGGGGTAACGCTTCACCGCGCTAAAGTATGGAAGTGATTTGTCACGCTTTAACGCATTACAGCGTAGTACATGTGCGCAAAATACGGATTTTATTCGTATCTATGTTCGCATCCTCTCCGCCGCCAAACCGCGCCATTATGCCATTCTTCCGTTACGGATACGAACACGTCCGCGAATTTGTACGCGTTATTTGTACGATTGTGCTACGAATATAGGCGTTATGAAGGCGATCGGCGCAATGAACTCCGAAAAGTTTCGAAGAGGGCGCGTGTCAGGAGCCCCGTGCAGAGAATGCGCGCCATAGTCGGAGTCTGTCGCCGCCCTATACGCGCATCCCTACATCTTAATGGCGCAAGCTATCCGTATCCGACTCCCGCCGTTTAATCGCCTCCAAGCGCTCTCTCAACGCCTCCACATCGGTAACGCCGCCGTCCTTCGTTTCCACTTCGACCTTGTCCGTAAGCATACCGTTAATCTGCAGCGCCAGTTTCGCCATGGCCGCATTACCGTCGCGCATCGCAATACGCGGCAGAGACTCGATTAATTCCGGCAGCATATCCTGACTATTGCGTATCATCTGGCGCTTGAGCTCCGCCTCAAACAGCGGATGCTTCTTCCACTCGAAAATGGTCGCGCGATGTACTCCGCATTCCTTCGCGATCTCATCTACCGTAGGACGCTCCGATCTAGGTAACGCCAGGTAACGAATGGCTACGTACTGTTCCGTCTTTAGCGATTGCATTTCGTACACCTCCGTTTGTATTACGTATGCTTCCGTTGAGTCTTAGACTCGGCGCAAGCTAAAGGGAACTGACGCGTCGCTACGCTCCTTGTCCCTCCGCGGCGGCTTCGCCTTGCGTCGGACTATCTATATCCTTTGGCGCGATTATCACTACGTTTAAGAGCAACGCGTCTATAGTCCAATAAGCCGATGTCGGCCCGCTTTTGGCCGGCGTCGAATGGGTTGACCTTATGTTCGCGCTCGGTTTTCAAACCGTCCGGGAACAAGCGCTATTATCCGCGTGCAAAAAAGTGCACCTATTTCGTAAAATTGCGCAAGGGGCGTTGATGCCCCGCTATCCCTAAGAATAAGAGATGCCCGGAGCCAAAAACGCCGCAAAGCCGCGCCACCACTACGTTTAAGCCACTTTCGAACTATGCAGTATTCCAACCAGTTTTGCCCTGAACTATGCAGTATTCCAACCAGTTAGAACGGCAACTTCCGCTCGTCGACCGCAACCTCGCCTCTGTCGCCCTGTTTATCCGCGTTCAAAGCCTGGCGGAACTCGCCGCGTACGAACTCGGTAATATCGTCGCGCTCATCCTTCGTCCGCTTGCGGAACATGACGTCCGGATTCATTCGAATAATCTTAGCGCCGAAAGCCTCCGACCGCATGACGAAGCCGGCCGATATCAATTCGCGCATACAGCGGACGGACGTTTCATGGTCGACGCCGACCTCTTCCGCAAAACGATTCTGCGATAGGTGGCGGATCTGCTCGCTGTCCCTGACGTTTGGATTGCAGCACAAATAGAGGTGCTCGTAGTGGATAAACGGAATCATCTTATACAAAAAGCCTGCCGCCTGTATCGACACATTCGCGATATCCGTGCGCGTCTTCGTTTGGTACACCTTCGTAAATGGCGTACCACTTACCGCTCGTCCGATCGTATGATACGCTTCGGCTACGATGTAAACGTTGCGGCGGCCCTCTTTCTCCGCGACAAGTACGCCAGTATCAACGAGATTGCCGACGAGAGTAACGGACCAGCGGGAAGCCTTGCCGATTACCTTCGCTATCTCAGCGATACCCATCCGCTTTGTATCGAGCATGAGTGCGCCGTCCTTATCGAATCGCATGTACGGAACCAGCTTCATGATCGCGCCTATTTCGTTAAGCGATAGGATATCGTTGAGCTTGCGGACGGGTCCGTGATAGGCCGTAACGTAATGGCGGATACCGCCGGCCTTAATCGCGTCCTGGCGCTGTTTCTCCGCACGCAGAGCCGCCAGTTGTTCGTGGCTCATAACGCTATGCTCGGCCTCGTCAACAATCGTAAGGCTGCGGCCGCTGTCTTCGTCATAGTACGAGTGCTTGCCGAATCTATCCGTCATTGGCGCGCACTCACCGCTTTCAACGCGGCTTCCATTTCGCGCAAGTCCGCAGTCGCCCGCTTTGCTTCGCGCTGGATCGCTTTAAGCGCGCTGATTGCCTCCGATACGTCTACGGTTACTTTCGCGTTCAATTCGCCAAATTGGGCCATTCATAACGCCTCCTATTCGTTTTTGAGCGTAAGGTGGCCGGAGTATGCCCGGCTCTTTCCGTAACCAAACGCAAAGAAGACGCCATCTCTGCGAAGAGATAGCGCCTTAAAACCTTCGTATACTCTATAGGTTTGAGATGACGCAAAATACACGGTTGTCAGCGTAATTAATGCCGTTTACAATGGAAAATATTACGTAAAAGGGAGCGCATATACTCGTGAAAGCCCGCCAATTAACGCATCCTATCCACTTTTATACCGCGCAGATGGAAAACGCGCTCGTACTCGTATTCCAGGACCGCGAGCTGATCGGAACCGGCCGCATTGATGCGTTCGAGCCGGCGGTCACTCACGACGATCTAACGTACGGAATCGTAACGGTGCGCGGCGAGACGTATGTTCGCGAACATTGTACGTTTGAAATCGCGGAGGCGATCCCACTTTGATAAGAGTCGACTACGAAAAGTTGCCGCTTAGATACTCGGTGCTGCCCGGCCAAAGAGTAACGCATATCTTCGAATTTGAGCGCGGAATTGATCGCGACACTCCCGGATTTGTTGACGGAAATTACTATTGCGATGAACGGAATACAAGGCGCGCGCACAACTGGAAGGAAGCGTACTTAACGTGTGAAAAATGCGCGAGACATTATCAAGCGCTAATAAGCGGTGTAAATCAGCAGCCGCGGACTCAGCGTATTTAACGAGGAGGCGTTTATTATGATATTTATCGCGTTTCCGGTCGGCACATCCCCGGTAGTCTCCGGCAACTGGCGCGAGCTGAGTCCGGAGGAAATCGATTATGTAACGGAAATGGACGTCGGTCATGGCGATTTGAAGCCGACGGTCCTTCATACATACGATGGCGGCCGCTATCACCACACGCTGCAGTTAGACGAGAATTTCGAAGAGATTGATGCGGAAGAAAAACGCGCATTCTTGCGAGATAAATTACGTGAGGACTTGTAGATGCGGGTAGCAATTTTATGGCTTATAATTTTGGTTGGTATTTCAGGATGCTCGTCAAGTCAAGCTGTCGATGAACCATTACTAAAGAATTTAGAATTCTCAAACCCAGAGTTCACGCCTCTCGACAATGGGTTTTACACCTTCAGAGTTCAAGAAAAGAATCTCCCTCCGGAAGGTAAATACATTTACTCCCTAAAACAGGGCGATTATGAATCTGAAGGAGAGGCTATTTTAAAGGATGGCTTTATATATGCTTCGGATGTCGTAATCTCCAGACCCGCCGGAGTATTTGAATACACCTTTTCTACAAAAGAACCTATGGATAGAACCATTTTCGATCTGTACATGAACTCAGAGTATATTCAAAGAAGTAGTGAAGCTTCAATTAATTACAGCGGGAGTTATGATACTGGAAAACCAACAAATAAACCTAAGCAGCAGACAAAGCGATAAAGACATTGAGATTTATGAGTTTGCTATGAATGAGTTTAACTCGCTTACGAACTACGGGGAAAATTACGATCCTGAAATTCACGATCCAATTGTGGACAAGAAAACGAGTGAGCATTTTGGAATTAGCGTAGAGGAAGTCGAAAGGATAATGATAGACGTTCCGTTCTCAAATCACCATTAAACGATAAACTTAACGAATTCCGGCGTCCTTAACCGCCCTCCACTCGTCCAATTCCGAAACCGCACCCGCACCTTAACGCGCGGCTCCACGTAGACGAAGGCGCGATCCTCACCGGTCACGAGCGCCCGCGCGACGCTATAAAACGCCTTCCGATGCGCGACCGGCACCGCGAGCTCTACGATACCGACGCCGCGCCCCGACTCATCCTGCGCGAGCCAGCCGAATTCTTCCTTCCGCCAGCCGGCGATATAGACGTCGGCATACTCGTAATTGATAACTTTGAGCCACGCGGCCGACCGGCGGGATACATACGCGCTATCTTTTCGCTTGGCTACGATGCCCTCTAAGCGGCGCGCCTGCACAACGTCAAATAACGACCTACCCGTTCCTTCAACGCTTAATACGCGGCTGAAATACGGGTTATTCGTTATGCTCTCGTTTAGGATCGCCTTACGCTCGGTCAGCGGCAAATTGCGAACATCGCGGCCGGCAACGCTCAGCACGTCGAACGCGAAGAAATGGACCGGCCTCGTACGGGCAGCCTCAGTTATACGCGCTTCCTTGGCGAGTTTGAAGCGCTCCATGACCGACTCGAATTCGATTGCGCCGGTCACCGAATTGACGCAGGCGACTTCGCCGTCCAGGACGATATCGGAGCGCGTCGGAACGTCATGCAGCTCCGGATACTGGCGCGTGACTTCGTTGCCGTGGCGAGTATACATGTTCAAGCGGCCGCCGGATAGCGAGATAACGAGACGATGTCCGTCTATTTTCGGTTCAAATACGTAGCGATCGTCGTCAAACGGTTCCTCGCGCTTCTCCAACAGCATTGGCGCTATAAACATCGTGTACACCCGCCTTTTTCGTAAATAAGGCGAGTATAACATTATGGCGGCTGGAATCGCGCTGGTAAGTTATGTGACGTCCTTAATCGTAGACTCGAACCAATACGAACGGCCGACGGAATCAACTCCGTCAAATGGCGGTAAGGTTCCGCGATTGATGCGGCCTGTTATTGCCGCGCGGGTACTGCCAATTTGGCGCGCTAGGTCGGATTGGTACACTTTCGCGCGAATATCAACGGGGGTATAGGCGCGGCCGTCCGGGTCGACAAGCACAGGTTGCCCAAAGCTGCTGGCGGCGTGCTCCGTTGTGAGTCTCCAACCTTGCCAAGGGCCGGAGCCGATCCATTCATTCACCATGGTCATCCTTCTTTCTTTTTTTCTGCTCCCTTCGTCTGTGATTTATAAGAATCCGGGATTTGTTTAGCTCATAAAACTCGTGTGAATATGCTCGCCTGCCATTTTGGTAAAGATGGTCATGACAATTTTCACAAAATTTTTGGGTTGCTGTCTTCAAGATAAAATCGGCATCGCAACGGTCGCAGGAATATGTCATTCCGATTCTCCTTGCAAGTCCTTTTGCTGCCCGATTCAAATGTTGACGTACATATTCTGCATTCATGAGTGATTTGCATTTAGGACAGAATTTCGCCCGGTGCCCACCCATAAAGTCTGTTCCGCATAATGTGCATTCTCTTTCTACAGACTGACGTCTTTTAGGGCGTTTCTTTAGCCGGAGATAGGGGTAATGGTACAGTTGTTCGCCTACTTTCCGAGCTTTACGCGCCAGGTCTACAGTCTTATAAGTTCCGAGATGAACGTGTTTCCCCTTGACGGTAATGCGCACCATGTATCTCTTTTGTCCGTCGGATGTCTTTCGCAAGGATATTCCCTTTAATCCGGATTTGTTGTCCGATCGAACCTTTTGCTCCAGTTTGGGTAGGGGTACACCATTGACCGTGAATTGCTCCCTTAACACCTTGCGAGCATGAGCAATTGAGTCGGTTCGAGAGCACCCGCATGAGGTTGACTCGCCAGATAGGAGGCGATTGGACAAGACAGGGCGCTCTTCGCCGCAGACGCATTGGCATAGCCACATAATTTTGCGGTTGTTGCTTTTGCCCGCGCGTTTCAGAACGGTCCAACGACCGAAGCGTCTCCCCGTTAATTCGACTCCGTTTGACTCTGAGGCCATTTCTCGTTGGAAGCAACCACAGGAAAGAGTGTGGCCGTTACGCAAGTTTGGTTGCGTTACAATTACAGCATTAGGATTGCCGCAATCACACATACACTCCCAGCGTCTTGTATAGCCAGATCGCGGGGCCTCTTTAATGACAGTTAAGCGTCCATGCTTCTCGCCTGTTAGGTCGAGCAATTGGCGGGGCATTATATGACCACCGCCACTACAAATGCCTCGACGATGCGAATTTCGCCCTCGTCAAAGTATCCGTCGTTATTGACAGAGTGCCCGCCGATGATGACCTGCTGCGCTTTGCCGTAGATTTGGTTTTTGGCTACAGCCTCCGCGATTCGAACTGCCAACTCAGCAGCCTCATCTTCGGTCTTGAAATACCCTGTATCTATGTGTGTCGCGCAAGTACCGACCGCCGTTTCGCCGGTTGTGTGGTAGGTCGAGCAGTCATTCTCGATATCCCATTCGTAAGATGGGCGACAGTCATCGCCAACTTCGTATTGCTCATCGTCGCAAAGGGTGCGAACGCCGACGAACCAGTTATTCTCAAGGATTTCTTTAGCGATTTCGAGGTAATTCATTGTTCTCGGCCCCTTCGAGTGGTTTCCGCGTCGTCCCTTGCTGTGATTTAAATATAACACAAACATATACACATGTAAATGGGAACAGAGCGCGAACGTCACTGTCCGCCCTTCATAACCGCGCCCAAATCCGCCGTATACTTCGCCAGCCGCATGGCAATTTGCGACCGCAAGTGCTCGCGAATCATACCGAACTCGCCCCGATAGCCGCGGCAATAATATTCGTAGTTGATGACGGCGGCCGCGCTGTCCGTTTCGTATGGAATGACGCGAATGTTCCGCTGCTTGAGATCCCGCCGGATGACGAAATGATCCGCGCTGATCTGATCGAGAATAGCACGGCCGGCCTGCGCATATAGACGGCGGAGTACGTTCGTGGACCGCTCGATATCGTCCACACTCTTCTGGACCATCGTCATCATAAACGGAAGCATGATGTCATCGCGTATCATCGTCAACTCTTCTGAAGACGGGACCGCTTTGGCGCGTGTAGTCGGCGTCTCTGTCGTGTGCCTCTCCGTATATCCTTCGACGTGCTCCGTCAGCAGCATTTTCGATTTCCAGCGCTCGTTTCCGTCCAATTTGCTCATTGTGCGCGTTACCTCCGAACGTATGATCGTATATCGCCATTATATAACGAATGTATGTTCGGTGCGCAAGCGGAAAAAATGACCGGTTAAGAAACACCGGCCTTCGTGAATCTTCCGCTTTGAATCATCCGAACGAGTTCGCGAGCGACATGCGCCCCGCCTTCGGCGTACATCGCTCGATCGCGGTCAGATTGCGTTTCTGCTTCGCGTTGGGCACCTACGGCAAAGTGCGTAAGCCAATCGCATAAGCGCTGCTTTTCGTCCTGCTGGCGCTGTACCTCGGCTAGGAGGGATCGGTTGTGTTTCAGCGACTCTTGCATGTCCGCGATATCGGCGTCCTCGTCATAATCCCGGTAGGCTTCGTCCAGCAATTCCACGCGCTGCACGATCTCCGCCATCTGCTCCGGCGTCATGCGCTGCTGTGTGGGCATAGTATCTTTGCGGAGGGATTTGCGTGCGCGAACGTCCTGCTCCTTCTGGCACCGTTCACACACCCATGTCCGGCTGTCCGGTATCCCGCAATGGATACACCTGCAATCCCCGCCTTCTCCGTATGGCTGCTGTTCGTTACTCATGGGCGCCCTCCTCTGCTTACCGAACTGTAATCTACTTTCATCGCTACCCCCTCGTAATTTACCGCGCAAGCCAGCCGCAAATCCACCCAATTACCGCCGCGCGTCCTCACGTAAAGAGCCCGCCCGATTCGTTTCCCATGCGTATACTTCGCTACCACAACGGCCGCCTCCTTTCCGCCTCCAGGCGCTCATTCATCGCAGCCTTATACGCAAGCAGACGCGATACACGGTTACGCGGCACATGCGCTCCTCTTTCCGTTGCTTGGCGAACTTTGCGCGTATAGTAGACAATGCGGAGCACATCGCGCTTATACATGATCGTTCATCTCCGGCGCCCGCTCAATCATCGTTATTACCGTAACTGTTGCGCCAATCCACGCCAACACTAGAATCATTTCGCTCGCCTCCGTTTGTTTGACTCGTTTTTAGTGTCAATATTACACCGACTCCTTTAGCGTGTCAATACGTAATTGACTCTTTTTTCGCGTCAGGGTAAACTCGTATCATACCGGAGGTGTTCCCGTTGCAAATACGATCCAATCTACGCGCCCTGGCCGAAGCCCGCGGCGTCTCCATACGAGAAATCGCGCGTGACATCGACTACCGTTTCGAAAGTGTACGCCAACTATACAATGACGAAATGGAGCGTTATCCGCGCGACCTTATCGCAAAGCTATGCGTTTACTTTGACGTGGAACCCGGCGCTATCCTTGCGCTAGTAGACGATGCCAGCGCCCCGCCTGCGTCCGAGCCTCGGTAAACTCCGGCTTGAACTCGCCGCCTGTATCGCGCAAGGAATACGTAATAAGCGGGCCGGGCGAAGTATCGCGTTTATACTGGTCTTGGCGCGCCTTGTTACGCCCGTGAGCGTCTTTATCGACTCGCCAGTTCTCGTAATTCGTGCGGCGGCGCTTCGTAGGCTTGCGGTGGTCGCGTCCGTCTGTTCCAGCGTGCTCAGCCGCCTTCATGCCCGTCTCCCTATCGCGCCTAAGTTCGAATTGCCACTCGCTCATAAACGGATATTCTTCGTGCGTCATTTTGTACGGGTTAGGATCGGCCAGTTCTTCGCGTAGAATATAATCGGCCAGGCGCTCGAGCTGCGCGGCGTCCGGGCGTTCTCCGATATCCTCAACGTAAGCCTCCGTCAGTCCGTGAATGGCTGCGATTCTCTCCGGCCGATCTTCGATATCCTGCGCGATAATTTCGCTAACGGCGTCAACAAATGCCTCTTTATACGACTCCCCCATCGGTGTCCTCCGTTTCTACTTCGACCGTAACCTCGCCGTATTCCCAGCGCCTGAAGACGGCGGCGAGCTTTTCAACGCCAGCATCGACGTTTACCGCAACGTTTTGCTGCGTGATCCCCATTACACGCGCCGCCGTCGCCTGCGTAACGTCGAGTCCGTATACGAGTGCGATTGCTTCCGCCTGGCGATCGGTAAGGCCGGCGGATTCGATTGCCGAGTGAAGATCGATAAGAATATCGCTGGCTGCCGTATCGCCCGCAAAACGCCGCAAGCCGATTTTATGGCGGTCGCGCAGCAGCTTCTTAACGCCGTCGGCCGAGTTGAGTGCGTAGGTGACAGCATATTTGCGTGTGTCTTTCGTTAGGTCAACGTTCCTAGCGCCCATTAGACGGCCTCCTCTACGCGATTAGAGCGATTGCCTGTTTCGCTCGAATTCGCGGTTAATAGCGGTACAAGGCGCTCGCCTAGCGCCCGGATTACGTTCACAGTAACGGCGTTGCCCGCCTGTTTATAGCGCTGCGAGTCCGACACGCCAGCGGTTGCCGCCGTAGCGTGTTGCGCGTCTGTAAAGCCTTGTAGGCGCCAGCATTCGAGCGGCGTAAGCTTGCGGATGCGATAGCGCGGAAACTTCCCGACAGCTATCCCGTGCTTGTCCTGCGTATTAAGCGTAAAGGCAGCCTCGTCGTTACCTTTAAATCTCCGCCCCTCCTGACGTGTTTCTTCGCGGTCCGGCGTTAGTACTGCGCGAATCTCGGTTTCCTCATCGTCGTAATAGTAATAGGAAATCCCGTCAAGCCCATATACGATGCGTTTGCCATCAATATGCGGAAGAGACGGCTTCGTAACCACTTGCGGAACCTTATCAAGTCGCGCGGCTTGAAGCGTTCCGGTTTCGTCAAACTTAACGGTCGTTGTCCAACTCGCTGTCTTCTGTAACACTGTAAATTCCGCTATTTTTGGCGTTGTATTGCCACTCGTACCGGTCGGTATTGTCGGCGCAACGCCTGTCGGCGTATAAACGCGCCTGCAAATGTCATGACCGTTAACCCCGTCAACATGACCGATCATTTCACAGTCATCGGAATCGCTCACCAGTCCGCGTTCATTTAACTGCGCAATCAACCTCGCCGTCTTCTCCTCCGACAAGTAATAACGCTCGTCAACGTTAGCCTCCAATATATCCCGCAGCCGCGTCATTACCGCGCTATTCGCCGGCCAGTCGAAGTTGAACGTGCGAATGCCGAGCGCCTGAATGCGCCGCTTACTTTTCGCGACAACTCCCGAGCCCTGTATGTCCCAATCCGCATGTTCTGCGTCCCGGCTCGCGACAATGAAGATACGCTCGCGATTCTGCGGAACTCCGAAATACTTCGAGTTGAGGACGTTGAAGTCGATCGCGTAACCGGTATGATTCAGCACGGCCGCCATCGTTTCGACCGTCCGCCCGCCGTCATGGGACAGTAGTCCCTTAACGTTTTCCAACAGCATAAGGCGCGGCTGTTTTGCGGCAGCTATACGCGCAATCTCGAAGAACAACGTACCGCGTGCATCCTCGAATCCTTTGCGCTGGCCCGCGACACTAAATGCCTGACACGGGAAGCCTCCGACGAGGACGTCAAAGTCCGGTATGTCGGCGGCACCAATCTGCGTAATGTCGCCGTGTAGTTCCGTGGCTCCGCTATACAGCGCTCGGTATGATTTCGTAGCGAACGGATCAATCTCGCTCGCGAATACGCATTCGCCGCCCAGCGGATCGAGCGCGCTGCGGAATCCGCCAATGCCCGCGAAAAGTTCGATGTACTTAAACGTCAATACTCGTCACTCCTTCGTAAATGTAAATGTTTGTAACACGCAGGTTTCTGCGATAAAATAGCGTTAACATATCGTCTGAGGACGTGATAACGCTGAATGTGCAAAAGCCAAAGCGATTTAACATCGAACCCGTATCGAGATTTAATCCGTACATAACAACGGACAAGCAGCGCCGCATAAGACTTTCGGCCGATCTCGCGGAAATGCAGGGATGGCGCGAAGGCGTCCGGCTGGTTCTCGGCTACGACGCAACGACCGGAGCTATCGCGCTTGCCCAGCCTAATAAAGTTGGAATGGCGCCTGAAACAGCGAATAAGTTTGACGCGCGGCTTTATACGAGTGCGCGGAAATTTTACGAGAAGACGAAGATAGTGAGAAAAGCGCGGAAATATCACTTTGAAACGGAAGAGGACGGTTGGCTTATTTTTCTGCCGGAGAAGTAGCGGATAGTTTCGCCATAATAGCGTCAATCTGCGCGTACAAATTCGCAGGTGTGGCGCTATTTTCTATTTCGTAGTCGACCGCGAAGCTATCGATGTGGCTTTCGGTTGGATGCGTAAGGTCGCGGAGGTTAAACGTGTCGGAGGCGGTTATAGCGCGCTGAATGCGGAGTGCTTCGGGGGCGGTTATGCGGATGATTAAGAAATTTTCTGCGCGGCAGCGTTCGTACTCCGCCGGTTGCCTTAAGTCGGTTATAACGACTTTTTCCGGAGGAAGGAACGGCTCGTTAACGTCTTTAAAATAAATAGGCTCATTAATTCTCCGAAAGCAGTCATTTACCCAAACATCTCTAGAGAAAGTCCGCAAAGATTCGCCAACTCCCTGTAGTAACGCGCGAGGTTTTACCGGATTTTCGTCACTGTCTATAAACTGTTCAGGGAATAGCCTATAGCAGATTTCCCATAAGCCATCTCCAAATCCGAATCGCTTATGCCCGTATTTTTCACAAATGTATTGGCCTGCAGTATCCTTACCGCTTCTAATTTTGCCGCAAATTGCTATACGAGTACCCTGCTTTATCACAGAACTCCTCCTCGGTTAGAAAGCCATTCTTCCTCTTTGCATGGTGAAACTTTATGTGTTGGGAATTACTAGAAAATACAAACAAATTGCTAGGGGTGTTGTTTTTCCTATTTCCATCGCGGTGATGGACGATCTCATTGGGGGTTAGGTATCTCTTTAAGGCTACTTCACAGACGAGGCGATGTTCAAAAACATAACCATTTTTATCCGCGCATGGGTGATCGGCAACAAGTACTTTCCGGTAGCCACCACTTGCATTGTGTGCGACTCCGCCTTTATAGCCCGGCGCCTCTTGCCCTCTTTTTGTCCACTTTTCGTATTTACCAGCTAAACCGGTATTCCATGTTGGGAATCCCTTTCGTTCTTCCGACCATTTCTCCCGCAGCCTAGAGGTCGCTCGATCACGACCGGTTCTGCTGGGGATGCCGTATTTTTTCATAAAGTATCGAATGGTGTTTTCATTGACTCCGCAAATGTCGCCTATTTCTTTACTACTCAACTCCCCCTCGGTGTACTTTTCACGTAACCAAGTAGGGTCTTTATAGTCTTCACTAAGCCGCCCCTTTAAATGGCAGCCCATCAAGCGCTCACCTCCGTTTCCTCTCGGCTGTCGTCGATGATCGTGACGAACTGAATATGCGTCCAAAACTCGTAGTTGCTATCGTCAACGTAAGTAAGACCTTTATCCGCAGAAACAAACGCTTCCCCCGCACCAACGCCGTATGTTCTCATTTTCGGACGGACGGCGTAGACCACGCGCCTTTTTCCCAAGCCGTTACGGATGATATCCCCTACGCGCGGCTCCGTCGGCTGCGGCGCGCTTGTATACTCCGCCGGAACTTCGAGGCCGAGCGCGCGGCGAAGGCTGATCGCGCGGCCGATATGTGCGTTGAATACGTCGTCCGGCGCGCACTTGGCGATGCCTTTGTAGTAAACGGACTTATCGCGCAGTCTACGAATGAGCGCTACAACGGTGCGCTTTTCGCGGTTAATGACGTACTCAACGTAATGTACCGGCGAATACCCTTGTTTCGCGCAAGCTTGCGGCCAGAACGATGCGCCTCCGCTACTCCATGCGCTTTGGTACGTCGTCTCCAGCGCGGCCACGTCATCCTTCGCGCGCTGAACGATTTCGTCACGCGTCGGTTTCAGGAACGATGGTCGGCGATTAGGTACGGTGCCTCTCGCTACTTGCGACGGCGCGATCAGGCGCTCAAGCTCGGCAACACGGCGCGCCAGGTTCGCCACGACTTCGGTTAGATCGGCGGGACCGGACGTAGAAGGCGGAGCTGCGGCGGATGCAAGCGGTTCAAGTACGCGGTATTCGCGATGAAATACGCCCGCTTTACCGCCGATGTTTCCTTCCGGATGCTTAATCCATACCCCGGATGGCTCCGATTCCCTGACGGTAAATACTGCGCCATTCTTCCACCGCCTATCGGCCGTAGCTACGATAATGATGCGCTCGCCCACCGCCGCCTTGCGGTCGACCATGCGGAAGCGCTCGCCGCCGATGCGCACGATTTCGGTCGGATCGAGGACTACGTATTCACGCTTAGAGATATAACCTCCGCTATTACCACCTGGGAATTTCGCCAAGTTTACGTAAACACTCCCGCCACTTACACGATCAACAGTAAAGACTGCGCCATTGTCGTAGGTTCCGTAAGTCATCCACGCGTTAACGATCTTAATGCGCTCACCGACGCACGCCAGCCGCTTAACCTCCGTATACTCGCGCTCAATTCCGCCCAGCTTCTCATCGCGCAAAACCGTTACGTTTACGTTATTCATTCGTTCGCCTCCGTTATTTTAGTACGCCATCCCTCCGGATTGCCGTCCGGGAGCTTGCGCGTTTCTTTCGGTCGCGTTTCGATAATTGCCTGTTTTACCGAAACAGCGAATCGACTTCCGCTATAAGAGCTGCTCGTGCTTCGTCGGGCGTGAGGCGCTCGACATTTGCGACGTAATCCCATTCATCTATTGAGCCGAACAATTTCGACACTTTATACGGGCGGCTTCCGTTAACAATCGAATCCACGCGTACGACAACGCCTAAACTTACGTCTGCCGAGCGGTGGCCTATGTCCGTTACACGAGCGTAATCGCCGACCTTCGGTTGGTTGGCGCGCTTCTCTTCGGCAAGTTGCGCTTCCAGGGTGGCGAGTTCTTCGCTGAGAGTCGCGATCGATTTGCGCTTGGCTTCGATTAGCTGCTCGGTTGTGAGCGGGAGGATTTCAAGGCCGCGCTGTCCGATAAGGTAACGCTCGCCATCCGTTGCTTCTACGGCCCATATCGCGCCAGATAATCCGCCCACCTCATCGCAAGCTAAGAGCGTTACAATTTCGTCATTAACCGGGTCCCTACGTGTTCGACGAGACTTAACCGCATCCGGATAACCGAGTTTTTGCGCGCATTCCCCGAAACAATCGTACCAGTTCCGCCAGTTCGTAATGCGCGCCTTGCGTCCGTCGATTTTCGCCATTTATACCGTCTCCTTTACGTTGAAAAATCCTACCGCCCATGCGTCAACCTTCGTTACCTCTTCGCGAATCTTTTCCGCTAATTCCGCAATCTCCGCCTGAGCACCGTTGCCCGGCCGCCGCTTATCGTAAAACTCGATCAGGGCGCGCAGATTGGCGGTCATGACGATGTTGCAGGCGGCCGCGTTCGGAAGGACATAGCGCGCGTCTTCGGCGGGGACTCCTGCGGCACGTAGCGCGTCGTACGCCTTTTGTGCGGCAATCATCGCGTCTTCGTAAACTTCGTATGCTTTGAGCGGATCGTGCCGAATGGATAGTGCAACGTCGTCGTAGCGGTTTGTTCCGGGAACATCGCGACCATCGACGCTAACCGGCGTCACGTAATCGAAGCCGGCGCTCTTATCGCCACTTCCGAATTTAACGTAACGCTGCGATTGGACGCTGAAGCTGAATCCGATGCGGTGGCGCGTCAACTGCGCGAGGAGCGACCGCGATACGCCTTCAATAGCGAACGTGTACGTAATATGCTCCAGCGTAGATGTGTGTTTGCTACGGATAATGTGCCGGAACAGGCGGTCGGACTCGGCGCCTCCTTCGCCGTCGGACGCGGATTGGCCGAAGTATTTACGCCCCTCAGTTGCGAGGATATCGGCGGGCTTCAGCGCGCTGTAGCAAGTTCGGATAGCGGTCAAGGCAACGGCTGCGCGCTCATTATCGTACGGCACAGAATAAGACGGCCCGCCTTCGTCCCACTCCATCGAAGTTAACTCGGACACAAACTCGTCCGATAACGCAGTATGCGCGATTAGTTTAACGTTCAATCCTCGTCCTCCTTACGTGCACTCTGTTTATTCTGCCTACACAGTCCCTCGTAATTATTTTATCTAGATTGTGGAGTCTCGTATGGTCAGACCGAGTAGTAACTGAAAGGTTAGTTATGTGGTTATTCGTCTTATTGCCGTCAATGTGATGTACATGCTCATCGTCTTTTAGCGGGCGCCCTAAGTGTTCAGACATTACAAACCTATGTTCTAAGATGTAACCGTCTCTCCGGGAGTTAGGATGAGTGGGCATATTTAGAAGAACGTACCCATAGTTGGATATTTTTCTTCCGCCTTTCCAAACAGCACAATTTTCTTGCCTGTTTCCGTAGTTGGGGTTCCTGTTACCGGCATACATCTCCGATTTTCTACGAGAGCTGCATTTTCGTGAACAGCATTTTCTTTTATCCGCATGTGATGGCTTAACCACGAATGAAACACCACACCAAGCGCAGTTTAAGAAATGTTTTTTCAGTTTCTGACCACCTCGTATCCGGACTTATCACTACGTCCTTCTTGTCTGGCGTGGTTTTCGGCGTTCTTAGTACAATAAGCCGCGTAAACTTCCTCAGCACTAAGTCCGACTTTTTCTGAAAGACTGACGAGAAAGTGCCATAAGTCTATTACTTCGCTCTTTAACGCATCGACGTCTATTGGCTTCGGATTTTTCCACCACTTCCAATTGACTTCGCGCCGAATTTCATCAATTTCGGAGTCCATTGCAATCGTAATGCCCATCACCCAGTCTTCGAGCGTGCCGTCCACACCACGTTCCGAAATAATACGGTCGTCAAGAGTTTTCTGCATTTCGAAAATATGTGTCAATTTGTCGGTTACCGGTACGACGGCGTCCGGATGCAGCTTGCGAATGTTAACGCTGAGGGTCATTGTCGCGCTCCTTTCGCTGCTACTACGAACATATCGATCGCGCTGAGTGCGAATGCGGAAGCGATAGCAGTTACGGGCGGCTCGTATCCGCACAGATACGCGATGAGTACCGCCGCCCAATAGACGCCAAGCAACGCGGCCAGCACGCTAATGAACGTTACCTTGCGCGGCTTTTCGTCAGCAAAGCGGCAATCTTCTCTGTGAACAAGCGCGTAGCCCCTTCCGTAATTGTCCGGCCGAGATTCGTTTTGCGCGACGTAAGCAATACCGCCTGGAGAAACGCGGTCGACCACAAGTACGTCACCCCTCCGGTATCCCCAGTGCATCCGCGATGTCGTCGCGATTATTTTCGTTGTCATCCAACCGCCTCCTTATCGTCTATGACGCCGTCCAACCGGATGTAGTACGTCTATCTACTGACTATGACACCGCGCTCGGCCGGTTTCGCACACTTACCACGCAAATTCGTCCGCCTTTTGTGCGAGCTGACCGCGGAAATTGACCGTAAGCTCACATACGGATGCGTACGGCTCCCCGCGGAAGTGTTCGATATACGGCGCGAATCCGGATTTGCCCGGCTGCGGAAGGTCGCATTGCTCCGTATGGCCGATTACAATAACGCGGCAGTCGTCATGGATACGCGTCAATATCTTCTTCAGTTCACCGCGCGTCATATTCTGCGACTCATCGAGAATGACCGTTTTACCCTTCAAATTCATTCCGCGCGCGAATACGTGGCTCATCGGATACACCCATACGTCGCCGCGTTTTTGCGCCTCTACGTTATCCGGATCGTAAATCACCTTCGCCGGATTCTCGCCGATTTCGTAAAGCGCATCGGTAAGCGGCGTAATGTAGGCCGCCTCCTTTTCGCGCTGCGTTCCCGGCCGGAATCCCATGCGGCCCTCTTCGACCGGACTGAACACGTAGACTAGCGGCTTGCCGATCAGTTTGGCCGCCGCCACCGCCAGCGTAGTCTTACCGGTGCCGGACCGCGCATTTACGAACGTAATCTGGCGGTCGAATATCGAATCGACGTATACGCGCTGCTCGCCGGTCAGCTTCGGTGCGAATCCGAAGAACAGCGTGTCTTTCGGCATCGGCATAGTTAGCGCCCCTTTTCGAAAATGAAGTCTTCGTCGCGAACCGGCTCTACGTTCATCGCTCGCACATAGCCGTTCCCTTTCTTCGAGAAGAAATCGTGCTGCTTCGTGCCGACCGTTATGCCGTTCTGGACGATCGCGCTGAACGCTTCCTCCTCGTAGACCTGCGGCAGGCCGAGGTTCATCATCGCTTTATTCGCGTTGTAACGAACATAGCGAAGCACATCGGCGGTCAAGCCGAGTTCGTCGTATATCAGCGCCGTATAGGCGGCCTCGTTTTCGTAGAGGCGTTCGCGCATGTCCGCCATGGCGATGTCGGCCAATTCGCGCTCGGTATCCGTAAGCTTGGCGCGAACCTGCTGCGCCAGATATCCGACGTATAGGCCGTGAATCGATTCGTCCATCAGAATTTTATTGATGACTTCGCCGGATGACGTCATCTTGCCGGAGCCGGCGAGGTATAACGGATAATAGAAGCCGGAGTAAAACAGGAACGTTTCGAGGAGGACGGACGCGACCATCGCCATATACAGCGCGTAATCGGACGGCTCATCGCGCAGCAGCTCGCGGTAGGCGGCGGAGATGGTTTCGTATTTATAGCGGATGTTCGGCTGAGACGGCGCCCAAACGTCGAGCATATAGTCCGCCTCAGCACCGGTGAGGAGCGTAGTGAAAATCGTGGAGTAGGATTTCGCGTGGATACCTTCCATCATGCCCATGAATGAGAGGACCGCGGCGGCGCGCGGATCTTCGACATGGCGAGCGATTAGCGGCATCCCCTCTTTATTCTGCAGCGTGTCCAGCGCGGTCAGGCCCGCCAACACGCGCTTATAAACGGTACGTTCAGTGTCACCCAGCGCGTCCCATACCGACTTGTCATCGGATATCGGGAACTCTTCGTCGCTCCAGAATTGGAGCAGATTTTGCGCCCATAGCTGAGTCGTTACGTCTTCTTGCGCGTTCCAATTACTAATCGAAATTGTCATCGTTGGCTATCGCTCTCCTTTCGTTACACCGCGCAGGATGTACATTGTTCGACGCTCAGCAGATTTGTCCGAGTATAATACAGCCCCTTCAAGCCACGATGTCCCGCGTAAACGTAGAAGCGCGACAGCTCCCGCGTACTTACGTCACTATTGACGTGAAGAATCGCGCTGATTCCCTGGTCGACGTGCGCCTGGATTTCCGCGACCATATCGATGACAGCCGCCTGATCCATCTTATAAGCGCTCTTATAAAACCATTGCGTCTCCGCGCTCAGGAACGGCATCGGATAGAATGTAGTCGCATTCGCATACGTACGCTCCTCGATGAGTTCGACGATCGGCATGACGCTGCTTGTCGCGTTCTGGATATACGAAATACTCTGCGTCGGGGCAATCGCGAGCCGGTACGCGTGATAGAGTCCGTATTCCATTACGGTATCCTTGAGCGTTGCCCAATCGTTCGGCGACGGAATATCGATGCCGGCGAACATCTCCGCGACTCGGTCCGTACGTGGAGCGAAGTCTTCCGCTAGATATTTCGTAAAATACGTTCCATCCGCATACGTAGACTTGGCGAAGTCCTTAAACGTAATCCGGCGCTCGCGTGCGATGGCGGCCGATTTCTCCAGCGAGTAATAGTTCATCATCGCGAAGAATGTACGGGCGAAATCGCGTCCCTCTTCGGAATCGTAGGCGATCTTATTCTTCGCGAGATAACCGTGCAGGTTCATCGCGCCAAGTCCTACGGAATGGAGCTCATCGTTCGCCAAACGCACGCCAGGCGCGTTCTCAATGCGCGAGATATCGGAGACGACGGTCAGCGCTTCGATACCTTCGTGGACAGATTCGCGAACCTTGCCGGACTCCATTACGTTGACGATGTTTAGACTCGCGAGATTGCACGAGATATCGCGGCGGATTACGGACGGTTCGCCGAAGTTACCGATGGTCGACGACTCCTGTAGCTGATACACCTCCGTACAAAGGTTTGACATCTTCACGGTGCCGATTGCAGCCAGCGGATGCCCTTCGTTGGCGTTATCGCGATTCATAATGTACGGATAGCCGGATTCGAGCTGCGTCGTCGCAATCTTCGTCAGCATGTCGCGCGCCGACATAATCTCGCGCTTCTTGACCGCTGGATTGGCGAGGAGTTCTTCGTACATTTCCGTAATGTCCATATCGTCGAGGTGCGCGCCGTACGCCTTAAATACGGAGTGCTGTGCGAATACGTGGAGGGGCCGGTTATCACGGGCCAGTTCGTAGAATTTGCGCGGTACGATCAAGCCGATGGACAGCGTTTTGAGGCGCGCCTTTTCATCGGCGTTAATCTTTTTCGTGTCCAAAAACTCGACTACGTCCCATCCGAAGATGTTGTAGTACGCAGCGCCGGACCCTTTACGCTGACCCATCTGATCCGCGTAACTAAACGCGTCTTCCATCAGCTTTAGCACCGGCATAATGCCCTTCGCCGCACCCTCTACGCCCTTTATCGGCTCGCCCCGACCGCGCAGCTTCGAAAGGTTGACCGCGACTCCTCCGCCGATTTTTGACAACTGCATACACGTCGACAACACGTAGTTGATCGAATTCAGCGAGTCGTCCGCCTCAAGCAGGAAGCACGATACCATCTCGCCGCGGCGCGCTCGTCCTGCGTTAAGGAACGTTGGAGTGGCGGGCTGCAGGCGCTGCTCCATCATCGATCGCGCCAGGCGTTCGGCCAGCGCATAATTGCCTTGACCGAGATATAACGCGACTATGGCGACGTGTTGCGCATACGTTTCGAGATACTGCGACTTATCGTTCGTCTGCAGCGCGTAGTCCTTATAGAATTTGGACGCGGCCATAAACGAAGCGAACCGGAAGTCGTACGCGTCGCATATATCGTGGATTCCTACGAGTTGGTGTACGTCATATTGCGACTCAACTTCTCCGTAATAGAACTCGTAATCCACGAGCCATCGAATACGCTCCATCGGCGTATCGAAGCGCTTCGTCTTCGCTGCCACCTCCGCCATAAACTCGCGTACAGCCTCCGCGTCCTTTTCGAGTTGGAAGAATCCGTCCTCGCCGCGCTTCATAACTTCGTTGTTTAATTCGATATAGCTCGGAATAAAGCCGTCACCGCCTCGTTAAATTTTCGTACATCTTCGTCAGTTCCCGCGAGCTCAAAACGCAGGAGCAGCGGAACTCCGTAATAACCGCTAATATGGTCGCCCGCCGCCGCGTACGCAGACGAAAAATTCCGATTGCCACTCGCCGCGACTGCGATCATATGGCGGCCCGATCCCGCTAAAAACGCCGCCACCTGGTCCGGCACGCGTCCGAATCCGACCGTCGGCGTTACGAGTACGAACGGTTCTTCGACGCGCAGGCCGGGCGTAATCTGGACGGATGGGAACGCGGTTCTTTCGGCAAAGCGGCGTACGTTACCGGTCAGCGAATGGTAGGCGACGATCATTCCGTACCAGTCCGCGCCTTGATGATTTCGACGTATTCCGGCTCGCGCTCGATTCCGATGAAATTGAAACCTTCGCGCTTGGCTGCGACTAACGTGCTGCCGGAACCGGCGAACGGATCAAGAACAGTCCCGCCCGGCGGCGTTACCAGGCGCACGAGCCACGCCATTAGGTCCGTAGGCTTAACGGTCGGATGCGTGTTGCCTGCACCCCTGTCCGCTTTGCTCGCCTTCTTCGATATCTCGCGTGGGCTTACGTTGAAGTATGGCGAATAGAAAGCGTCGGCGTCCGTCGTGATGGCGTTAGCGGGGAATCGTCCGGATTCGTTCGGAACATACGCGACACGGCCATAGATTCCGTAGGTGTGTCCGTTTGTGTCTCCGGTATGGCTCGGCTCGTCGCCGCTTACTCCGTATTCCGCTCGATCGCTTTCAACGCGTCCGATACGGCACCCGTCAATATTAATCGCGCCCGTTCCGTGCCGTTCAACGTTATCCGCGACCGTTCCGGCCAACGGCTTCCGGACAACGATAATCGGCTCATGCGCGGGCTTGAGCGCCGTTCCCCAGCCGTCCCATTGCCGGGCGAGATCAGTTACCGGAATTTTCCCGTCGACCTCGTGGTATCCACGCTTGCGGCTTTCTTCGATCCACGGGCGCGTATCACTACTACCTGACATTGTACCGCTCGTTTCAGGGCGTGCCTTGTGACGTACCTTCTCACGCTCAGCTCCGGCGCGTTTGTCTAACGCCTTGCTAACGTCCATCGACTTAGGGAAGCCGCTGAAATAGAGCCATTCGATGACGTCGCGGACCTCGAAGCCCGCCAGCCGCAGAGAAACCGTCATTAAATCCTGCGTCCGTGTACCAGCGAATACCAGCGCATACCCGCCCGGCTTTAGAACGCGATGCACCTCCTTCCATACGTCCGGATGCGGTACGAACGAATCCCACGCCTTGCCCATGAATCCGCCATGACCGTGGTCGTACGGCTCACCCGCGATCCATTTCGTCAGCACTTCGGCCGCGTTCGGCTCTTTCGATAATCCGTATGGCGGATCGGTCACGACGGAATCGACGGATGCACCCGGAAGACCCCGCAATACTTCGAGACAGTCGCCGTTGAGAACTACGTTAAAATCTGCTTCACTCGTTTTAATGTCCGCTCACCTCTCCGATTAATTTACGCCCTAACGGACGTCTATAAGGCCGTCGCGAATCAGGTACGCCAAGGCAACCGCACACGCATCGGAGTCATCGTAGCCGGGCGCCCACTTCCGGTCTTCCAGGCGGAGTATTCGCGATACGGCCGCTGCCACTTCGAGCTTCTCGGCGGTTCCCTTTCCGGCCACCGTCTTCTTAACGGTCGATGGCGTCAGGTTTTCGGTAACTGCGAGGCCGAGGCGGGACAGCGCGCGATCGACCGCCGACCATGCGCCGTGGAGTTTATCGTTCTGAGCGTAGTTACGGGATGGCGGCCATACCTCGCGAATGATCGCTGTCAGGCCGGTATACTTGCGGAAGAATAGGAGCGCGTGTGCTTCGATGACTTCGTAGCGCAGCGGTTGAGTTTCGGAGGTATCCGTTTTGATGACGGATACTTCGACTAGCGAGGGGATGCGGTGTCCTTCGGAATTTTGGTCCACGGATATAATTGCGAAGCCTGGCGAGGTAAGCGATAGGTCGAGGCCGGCGTATAGCTGCGGTTTACTTTTCGTCGTCTTCGCCGTCTCCGTCACCTCCCGCCAGCCAAACGAGTGCGGCCGCGACTACAGCGATGATTCCGGCGGCGACCGGATTGACCACGAAAATGACCGACGCGATCAGGTACCAAACGTAGCCGATCGCGATACACGCTCCAATTACGATGGCGCCGCGGGCGATACGTGCGATTGCGTTCATTCGGCGCCACCTCCGAGAACTAAAACGGCTTGTTTGCGAAGTAATTCCGCCAATAATTCCATCGAAGCTACGTTCGTTGTTTCGTCAGCGGCGGGTATTTGAGCGACAAGCGTTTCAAGTTTCGTAACAACATCATCGCCGAGCGCTTCATTAACATCGACGCCCCACTGCTCAGCTAGTTGCCCTAACGCGAGGAATACGAGTAAATCGTTCTTCACGCGCTCACTCCTTCGAGATATGTCGTAAGATTACGGTGTTCCGCTTTGCCCGCCATACTCGACGCAGCCATCGCGCTTTCCTGCCGCTTGAGCACCGTTTTGTTCTCCGCGGTTAACGTCGCCTTGCAATGACCGCTGAACGCGCAGAATCCGCAGCTATCGGTCATCTCAATTGTTACGTCAGGAACCGCGCCGCCCGCCCGTTGTTCGTATACAAGCGCTGCCTGACGCGCCAAATCCGAGAGAAGCGCGTTCTTCATGTCGTCCGTTATCTCGACGTAGAAAGCGCGCAGATCCGGTCGAGGCTGTCCGTCAGCCCACGTCTTCTGTCCCTTCGTAACGCTCGTTCGCTCCTCATCGCTAAACCACGCCGGCTTTTGCGTCGACTCGTATACGATTAGCGCTTCGTTGATCCCGAAGATGATCGCTTCGGCCGTTACCTGGCGGACGTGATCATCCTGAGCGCCTTTGTAATCGAGTTTACCGTTCATGGCGCGTAGGCCGGATGCCTTCGTTTTGTATTCAAAGATGATGCGCGAGCCGTCCGGCGCATAATCGAACTTACCGTCGGGCTTGGCGGTGATTGCGAATTGGACGAGTTCACCCGTTTCTGGATGCGGGTACTCGAATACCTTGCGTTCCTGCGCAGCCTCTTCGAAATCCCACTCAAACGTCACGTTTCCGAACATGTCCGTGTTTTTGCGCTCGGCCATCGTAAACAGCGCGCCCTTACCGAGTCGCTTCGGCATATGAACGATGTCGAGCTGAATGTAATCGACGACTGCCGTGCCAAGCCGCCGCTGCCGCCCTCTAAACGGAATGTCATCGGATTTTTCCGGACGCGTAGCCTTATCGTTTTTGAACACGAGCTGCCGATCGCAGAGGTTCGTACCGGACGCGCCGAATGTTACGAGGCCGTCGTTCGGATACGGCGTAAACTTGAGATGGCGCAATTTTTGTTCGTAGTAACGGCGGCTGATCGCGTTGTCGTAGAAGCCGGACGCAGGCGAGGCGTAATACGCGTCCATCTGCGTTAGGAAATCGTTAACCAAGCGGTCGCCGCGAGACATGCCGCCTACCTTTCGGAATAGTGCGCTCAATTAACCGCCTCCTTATTCGTATTTGTTCGCAAACTTCGGCAGCGGGCGGCAATTCTCGTAATCCCACTCATCCGGCGCGTACTCCTGCATCCAACGCGGCTCGATTACGATATCCGTTACGAGAGGTACCGAAAGCTCCGCCGTCTTCGTCATGATGTCGCGTATGAGTTCGATCGCTTCTGGCGTGAGTTGTTCGTTCGGAATCGAGTTTTTTATTTCGTCATGAATGGACGCGTTAAACTCCCAGCCGCGCGCCTTACATTCGCGAGCATTACGATTACCGTTCATCTTCAGAATGTCGGCGCCGGTCCCCTGTATGACCGCGTTGAATGCTGCGCGCTCCCAGTATCCGATTAGGCCGCGTTTCTCAGCGAGGATGTCGATCTCGTCCTGAATCGCGGTCATTTTGCGGTCGTCGGCCGGTGTCAGGACCGCTTTGCTACGAAGCTGCTTACGCTCGGTGTACAGCCGGATTAATCGCTGCTCGTTCTTCGCCTGGGCGGCCGCAACCGATGCGTAATCCGGAAACCGGCGCTTTCGACCATACAGCGTCTCGACGTAACCGTGGCGCCGCATAAAATCGCGTATGTCCGCCACCATCGGAGAGAAAGACGGAAAGGCTCGGTCAAAGCGCTCGAAGAACATTTCCGCGACATCTTCCGAAACGCCCATCTTCTTCGCGAAGGATTTCGCCGACTGATCGTATGCCTTCGCGAGAACTCCGGTCTTCATGAGCTTCCTTGGCTGGTACGTACCGGTCGGATCGTACGCCTTGTCGACGCAATACTTCTCTTCGAGGCCGAACGTCATAACGGCCTGAGTCGTGTATAAGTCCGTGCCGTCTACGAAAATCTGGCGCATGGAATTGTCGCCGTATCGTTCGTACATAATAGAAGCCATTATTCTAGGCTCCACTTGACCCAAATCAGCGCCGACGAACGTATGACCTCGTTTAGGGATGAAGCAGTTACGTACTTGAGTGCCGGCACCCTTTGAAGGAAGGTTTTGAAGATTATTTCCCTTCGGTACCTTCCGATCGTCGGCGATAAGCTTTCGGACAATCGCGTGATAGTTGGTGTCAGTTATCATCAGTTCCACGGAGCAGCGTCCACCTCCGTTTTAAACTCGTCAAGAATGTCGATAGGGCGTCCGCTATAACCGGCGCTGGAATAACGTCCTGTCGCGGTCCCGCCCGCTTTAAACTCGCTATGCAAGCGTCCGTCAGCTTCGAGCGCTTTCGGGATTTTAGTAACATACGTATTCAGCAGCTTCTCGTACGCCGCAACGGTTGCCAGCGGTTTAAGCGCCTCTTCCTCTTCGTAGTACGCATCGAGTACGTCTGCCGCGGTTGATCGCGACTTACCGCGCTTAAACTGGCCGGTCCGGTCGCGAATGCCGAGGTGGTCGTAGATGAGATACGCGAGATGGTTTCCGTTCGTAATCGAAAACTCCTCCGTAAATAGCGGCGCGTGTTCTTCGTCAGCCGGCGCCAGGACTTCGGCCTCAAGCGTAGCCAAGCGCGCCACCGCGTCCGCATAACGCTTCATCTTCGTTTTGCCGGCCACCTCATCCGCCGCGATTGTGGCGCGTACCTTCGCGACGGCTTCCGCATGCCTGGCGCTCCTCTTTCGCTGCGCCTCGATCCAGTCCGCAACCTTTTTCGCGTGAATGGTTCGGTCCATTTTGCGTACGAACTCCGCGTCGATTCCGTACGATTCGAACACGGCCGATCGCGCTTCTTCCAGTTTCGGTGTAAACTCGGCTTCGAGCGCGGCCAGCCCGTCGAGGTCGATTTCGAACCCGCATCCCGCCATGAATACGTCTGTCTCCGGAAGCTTCGAGTCAATTAGCGCGTAGCATTCGAGTAGCCGCCCCTTTCCGTCAGCGCTCGGCGCATTCGCCATTTGCTCGTATTGCCATTCGAACAGACGCCAGCCGTAATAGACGTCCTTTATCGCGTAGATGCCGACCAGTTCGACGCTAAACGGCGCCGGCGACCGATTACCGAACATGTCTTCGAATGTGTAGACCGGACCCGGCACGCCAAACCAGCGCCCATACTTCGCGACCAGCGGTTTCAAACCGTACGCCTCTTCGTGCTCGTTCAGCGTGTTCATCGCGTCGAGCGTATCCCACACGCAACCGCCGATTTCGTAGCCGTCCTTTATCGCGACGAATAAGTCGTAGCGCGCCGATCCCATATGAAACGTCTTGCCGTGATTCGGACGCGATAGATACGGAGAAATGGCCGCCAGCACTTTCGAACGCGTAAGCTGCGGGTCTGTCGCTTTAAACGCGCTGCGCTCCGTCAGAAATTCGAAGCCCGCCTCGCCCCGCATATCGACGTGTCCATACGGAAGGTAATAACCTTCGTCCAATAGCGGTAGCCATACGCTGAATCCGATCGAGAGGTCGATGTACGTATCGACGCCGGTACCTTCGAAGTCGCCCGCCGTCATCGTATCTACGCCAAGAATGCGGAACTTATCCGGCCATTCCGTCATCTGACGCTGGCATTCGAGACGCAACCGGTCAACGAACGCTGGTAATTCGCTATCGTCCGTTAAGATCCGATAGTTTGGCGGCTTGGAGGCGAGGACTGCCGTAATCCTGCCCTCGCGCTCCCCTTCCGCCTTCTGCCGTAGTATCCGCGCGCCGGCCGCCAGAACGTCGCCTTTCGTCCATTTACCGCCGTCAGAACGGGGACTGCCTGTCTCCCCGTTCGTGAACGCTTGATACGCGGCATTGAATTGTGCGCGCTCCTTGTCCGTCATGCTCATTGCGCCGATTCTTTCGAAAGCCTGCGCTGCCGTTTCCGGGGTTGCCGCCCCTTTACGTTTCGCCGCCTCCGCCACTCTCTCGGACGCTTCCGGTTCCGTGCGAACCCTTAACGCCAAGCGGACTTTATCGGTCAAAGCGCGCCTCTACCGGCGTGACGAGTTCGAAGTGGTCCGGATGAGTGTACGTGTTGTACCCCGTTTTTACGAACGTTGGTTTCGCGAGATGCGGATTCATGCCGCCCAAATCGTCGATTTCAACGATAACGCCGTCGTGCTCGTTCAATCCGTTGACTCCGCTATATTTTTTGAAGCGAACGATATCGCCGACTTTATACTCGCCGACCTTGCGCCCGATCTTCGCCCATTTCGCCTCTGCCGCGGCTGCCTTAACGTCTGCCTCCGTCACCTTTTCGAGCTGGTCCGCTTTTGCGTAGCCATTCGGAACCGATCCGCCTTTAATCGCTACACGGTCGGAGTCGGCGAGCGGTTCGGATACTTCGTAGATTTTTCCGACTTCGTACCCGTTCAGGCGGTCCGCTTTCGCGATCAGGCGGACTTTATCACCCTTTGCGAATTGGCTGCGCGGATCTGGCTTCGGCTGCGCCTCTTCCGCGCTCACCTTCGTAAGCTCCGTAGGATCGGCGTTCCAGCTCGATTGGGACGGGAAGTTAACGACAACTTTGTCGGGTCTTACGTATCTTACCGTTCCAACATCGCCGTTTTTCACGCTGCCCCAGTTAAAGCGCGGAGTTTTTCCGGCCGCAACCGTAAGCTTTACCGTATCGCCAACGTTGAATGTCGGTTTAGGCGTCGACATCGTAAACTGCGCTTCGGTCGCGGGAATTACTTGTTTCGGAAGCAGCCAGTTGCCGATCGTAGCGTTGGACGAACGCAGTCCTTTGAAAGCACCGCTACCCGACCCGTACATTTCCGTAACCTGTACGAATTCGCCGATTTTATAGTTGTGGAAACCGCCCGGCTTCGTTACCTGAACGTAATCGCCGACTTTATAGCGCCGTGCTGCCGCGACTTCTTCGTCCGTGGCGCGGACCAGCGATTTTTCGTAGAACCACTGGAGATTTCCATCGCCGATTCTTTTACCGCGGAAGGGCATCACGCCATCGTCATCCGTAATGATTTCGTTAATATCGCCAATTTTAACGCTAGGACCATTCCCGCTCGTCCCGACCACCTTCGCGTATTCGCCGACTTTCAGGCGCTCAGGCTTCGTCGGCTCAATCGCCTTCAGACCGCCATTTTTCGCTACATAGCCGAGCGTTCCTCCCGCGTTCTTAACACGATAGTGTTCCGGGTCCAGATCGTGTGGATTCTCTACGATTTCAACCGTATCCCCTACCGTAAATCCGGCAAGGTGTCCGCCTGCTTTCGTCGCAAGAACGGCGCGATCACCCACCTTGAACGTTTCCGTCGGCTTGGCGGCATCGACCGGTTCGAGTACGACGTATTCAGCGTAGACAACTCCGCAGTCTTCCGCACCCGCATGACCGAAGGCAGCCCGGACGTCATCTCCGCCCCATCCGCCAATGACGGTCGCTTCGTCACCGTTTTTGTAGCGATTCTCGCTATGATGGCGGTTGACGATTCGAATGCGTTCTCCAACCGCCGCCTTGCGTTTGACCGTCTTATAGGACGGTTTCGGCGCGGATTCGACCGGTTCGAGAACGAAATAACCTCCCGGCAAGCGTCCGCCTTCTTCGTAACGGATGTGTCCGCTAAGGTCCACGCCTATGACGGTGTGGATTTTATTCTGTTTGCTGATGGGATGCCCGAATACCTGGACCAGTTCGCCTTTCTCCGCCTTACGCGCCACTTTGCGGTACTGCTTGCCGTCGTGGATGACGATGTCTTTCTGCGCCAGGAATTCGGCTTCGGTCGCTGGCTCTACGTTTTCCTCGCGGAGCCAGTTGCCTACGCTGCCGTCCGCTTTCACTCCGGAATATGGCGCGTGGTCCCGGTCGTCCCTGTCGATTTTGATGACGGAGCCATTATCGTAGTTATGTCCATTCAGGTTCACGCCGACGACCCGCGCATAGTCCCCGACCGTCAGGCGTTTTGGCTGCGCTGCTTCCTGCGCGACCTTCTCGTAAACTTCGAACGTAATATCGCTGGCGCCGAGGTCGTATTCGTCGCCGTCTTCGTCGATGATCTGCGCGTCACCTGCGTCGTCCAGCCGTACGACCTCGTAGAAGCTGCCGGAATGGACGTAGCTAGGCGCTTCGTCTTCGTCGTCCGTAATCCGCACAACATCGCCTTCTTGCGCCGAACGATTGACTTTACGATACATCGCGCCGTCAATCGTTACATCCACCGCTGGAACAGTTACGTTAAGTTTCGCCATTAAATTACCGTCTCCTTATGGGCGCGCTGGCCCGTAGTATTTGCGTTACTCTACGTTACCGTTTCGGTCGATTACGCCAACCGCATCAAATACGCGTTCCGCCGCGTACTCGTCCGCACACCTTTCGCGCCATCCCGCATGGACCACGCCGCCTCCGTCATCGATGCGCGCCACTTCGGACCCAGCGTATATCTCAGCGCGACACCAGGCGCAAGTTGCGACGACGGGCGCTTCGGCGGGATCAGAGCGCGACATCGACCAATTCCGCGGGCAATTCGATCCAACGCTCGGCCGCCCGCGTTTCGGAGCTCGACCAATACTCGGCCTGCTCCGTGTTCTCCGTAATATAGACGCGATTTCCCAGGACGCCAACGATATAGTCAGCGTCGGCCTTCGTATACGGCTGCCCGTTACCTTTCTTCGCGTAAATTACGAGAGCCCCGCCGCGGTCTTCGCGGACTCGGACCGTTTTGATTTGCGCGGTCGCCCAATCGCCATTTACCGGATCGCGAAAGACGACGTCATACGGTTCGTCCGTCTCCGGCTTCGCGACTTCATAGCCCGCGTTAAGCAGCGCGCGTCTTGCGGTCATTTCCGATACGCGTCCAACAACTTCGCTTCTATGCGCCAATTATTCCGTCACCTCCTCGTAATCACCGCCGGAGGCCGCCTTCATCATCGTTACAATGACGGGAGCCATCGGCGCCTCCGCCCCTCCGACACTGACCGCGATATCGAGCTCGAACGTTCCGTGCGCATGGTCAACGGCCGCCAGGAAGGCCGCGAGCTTTTTACCCGCGCCCGGCAGAGCGCTCACATTGTCGACAGTCAGCCCAATCGCCAGCTTGCGCGGTATTACGCTTGGCGCCGCCATCAGAAGTTAACCGGAGGCGCGTCGGAATCGGTGGGGATTGGCGTAACGTCCGCGGCTGGGGCGGAAGAAGGCGCGGAGGCTCCGATCGAAAGGCCGAGACGCGCGATATCAAATCCGGCGATGACGAGATTTTTGACTTGTTCCGCCTCGTCCGCGACATAGAGGCACGTTTCGAATTGCGCGAAATCGAACGGTTCCAGCTCGCCGGCTTTAGAGAAGTTTGCGCGCTCAGCATCCGTCAGGTCTTCGTCGAGGTCGAGTAGCGGCGAAAGGCTTACGACCGTATTCGTAGAGCTGCCGGTCTTGGCGAGTTCGAACGCCAGCTTATCGAGTTTCTTCGCGTATTTCTGGATTGTTGCGAACACGCCCGCCGCCTGTTTCGGAGTCAGGTCGACGACACCATATTCGCCATTTTCGAGATTGACGAAGGCGACGAGATACTTCGGTTTCCCCTTGAACAGGTACGCTTCCTTCCGCAAAGCCTCAGCGCCTGCCTCGTCGCCGGCCGTCTTGGCTGCGTTTGCCTCTTCGTAAAGTAGCGTTGCCGCCTTATCCCATACGGTCGGATTCGAAGTGATAAACCCTTTCGCGTTACGTTCGGCCGGCGCCTTGGGTACGAAGCTATTCACCTTTCCGTACATGCCGTAGCAAAAATACTCGACCGAATCCTCTACGGATTTCAGGCGCACCTTATACGTCGTGCCGGTTGTGAACGGGAGGATGACGGAATCGGACGCATCTTTATCGGCTTGCGCGTTGGCTACGGCTGCGGCGCCGCGGTTCGTGAACATACTGGACATTCGATCGTTCCCTTCGTATTGGATTCGTTACTTTGCGTTAGGACGACGGTATCGCGGCTACATGGCGTCCACCTCCTTCATAGGCGTTGTTCTCGCGCCCGCCTCTACGTATTAATCCGGAGATTAACGCGCACAGGCCGGAGCAAGAACGGCGGACCTCATAGATACATGACGATATCGTTCGCAAGCGTCGTCTTCTCGCGCTTAATGGCGAGTAATTCCCGTTCCAATTCCGAGATTGCGCGCCTGATATCGTCCTGGCGCTGACTCATCGTAGCGATAACGGTACGCGACTCACTCTTCGCCTTCTTAAGCTCACAATTCGCGAGTTCTACGTTAAGCTGCGCGATGGCCACGTTAATCCGCTTTTCCGCGAGCTTCTCCTTCCGATTGGCGGATTTGAGAGCGCGCAACAACGCCTTCTGGACCGTCTCGCTTACGCCGGAATTCGCCTGGTGGCGCGGATATACGGTGATTACCGTCGCTGTGTCCGGCGCGACCACGATTGCCATGCGCTTATATCCGAAGAGGCGCGATGGGCGGCCGTCCTCGTTTACGATGTCTGCGATAAAGGATGCGCGGCGGAGTTGGTCCATTACGTACATGGGCGCCTTGCTGCGATCGACACCGAAGTCCTTCGCGGCTTCATCGCAAGCATGCGGAGTGACGAATATCTTGCCGGTGGTGAAGTGCGCGCCGGCCTTCGGGTCGATCAGCGTTGTCATCCGAGGCGCACCCCTTTCAGCGTTTGAATGCGGACATAATCGGCCGGATCTTCATAGGCGGCGAACCCTCCGCGATAGTAGTTTTCGGCCTGATGGCGGCGATTTGAAACCGACGGACGGGTTGCGCGTATATTCGTTACAGTCGCGTTAAGCATGCGTTAAATACCTCCAGTGTGGATTGTTAGATTTTAGGAAACGTGCTATTATTAGGGCGGGACGTTTATCGATCCTCGATTTGGTTAAAGTTATAATGAGACCAATATCGCGTATACATAATGTAACGTGTTATAATGAAAGTGGAGCGCGCACGTCGTTCATGCCTGAAGTGGCGTACGCGTTCCAAACGTTGCGAGCCTATGCCAAGGCTTTGCGACAAGCGGTTCTGAAACGTTGAATGAACTTTCGGTGTGATTCCGAATTGCCACCGTAGCGATGCGCCAACAAAGCCGCGGTGTCGGAATCGTCATTAAATCCGTTAGTCCAATCAGCCAGAATCGTCAATCTCCGAGAGTCGTCCTCCGCCAAGAGGGCGACTTTTTCATTTACGAGTAATGCGTCATCCACGATCGCCAAACCGTCGATAACCTCGTACCCTGCTTCGTTTCCTTCCTCATCTTGCTTGCCCATCGCCTCTATCGCGCTTAACCTCTCTCGTTCGATGGACCTTCGCTGCAAATGCGTACTCCTGATTCCTCGCATCTTGTGAATCGCGTAATTTCGGAAACTTCGCTGAGATCCTAGCTTGTACCGTTCAGTTGCGCGCATCAATTTTCGATAGCACTCGTGTTCGAACGAAGACTCATCCTTCAAAAGATGCCAGACTTCGCGAGACATCGCTTCAATAATTGGAAAGAAATACCGAAATATTGAATTGCGAGCCTCTTCGTTACCTGCCGCGGCTAGAGCGGCCAGGTTATTTAGTTGTGCGTCGTTCATTCATTCGCTTCCCTTCGTTTTCGTCCTACTAGATATACCCGCTGACTTTCGGAAAACTGGGACATCGTGGTAAAATTAATTTCGGAGGTTGCGCCGATGAAGATAAAAGTCGGGCGCTGCCGGATTCGTGAGTTCCGATTAGCCCTCGGCTGGACACAAGAAAACTTGTCCGAGCGAAGTGGAGTCGGAAGAACTTCGATAAGCCAGTACGAGACAAAAAGTCACGGAGAGGGTATGCCGTTAGTAACTGCGGTTGCGTTAGCGGACGCTCTCGGCGTCTCTCCGCGCGATTTGTACGAATGGCTAAACGAAGAATAGCAGCGGTCCTGGCGGTGAAATGGTAAACTACGTGTTTACCTCCCGATGAAGAATGTCACAGACGATGACATAATCGTTTGTGACGGGGCGCGATTGGGGAAGGGAAGGGGTTTTATAGGAATATTAAACCATAAATAGGAAACGATTTCCTCCGCATTCTAACGATTAAAAACGTATTGACATATCGCGTTCTTCGTGTAAGTTACTGCACGAAGGATAGTCGATCGCTGGCGGTCGGAAACGGGTACCGGATGCTTGTCCCGCTCTGGGTGCGGCGTAAAGTGAATCTGCGACATGTCATCGTCATACCACTCCGCCAGGTCCATATTTACGAGATAGCCGCGCTCGGCCTTGCGGAAGTTTTCGCGCTCGAGGTCTTTCTGCTGTTCCTCAACCGTTGAAATCTGGCTTAGCACCTCTCCGTCTTTCATCCGGTATTTGAGGATTCCTCGCTCAACAAACGTACATTTAACATCTGACGCAACGATATCGACGACCTCGAAATCCTTCTTACCCTGGCGACGGACGACTGGTCTGATTCGTTCCATTAGGCGTTCTCCTTTTTGCGCAGTTCTGCGGGAATAGTCGGCTTTTTGAAGATGGCGTAGGAACCGGTTGTAACGAAGATAGCAGCGACACCTACGATAGCCATGGCGAGCAGCTTATATGCGAGACGTTTACTCATTTGCATTCACCCCCTCTCGGTTGAATACGGGCAGCAACGTAACTGCCTGCGCGATATATGATAAAGCGAGAATGTCCGACGCGGTTACGAAGTTGGCTCCTACGAACACACACGCCAACACTCGCATGTACGGATAAAACTTGCGCGGTATCCTCGCGTGTTTATCGTAGCTATTCGTTGCATAAGCGGCCACAAGCGCGAAGGCAGCGCAATTTACAATTATCGTCGCGTCATAGCTGAGATGAATGTACGGAACGGCCGTCACCATCGCGCCAGATAGCGTTATACATTTTAAATCCGTCGTTAGGTGCGCACCCCCGGACACGAAGCGCAAGCGGGCAAACGCGCCTAGACATACCATCATCTCTACGAAATTCCCCGTAATGAGTCCGAGTGTCGCCGTCAACAAGACGATCGCTCCCGTATTGGCGAGAATCTCAAACGCGTAAACTATCGTCCCAATCGGCGGAGGCTCGACGCCAGCGGCCCGCATGTTGCTCGCCAGTTTAATCGCTGCTTTCTGCATGGGCGCCCTCCTCTCGATCCTTTCTTAGCGCGAAGAACAGGAATAGTGGGACGAATATTAACGCTACGCCGCCGACCGCGACGAGATAGCCTTCGAAATCTTCGCGGAGAATAGACGTCAATATGAAAGCCGCAACGATGCAGAACGCAATGAGTGCGGTTATAACGGCGCTTGTCCTATTGAATGGCGTATAGACGCGCCGATCGCTCGGAACCCAATCGAATCCCCAATTTTTGACGCGAATGGTATAGGCGAGTCCGATCTGAATGACTGCTGAGAGGATTTGGAATGAGGCGGTAAGGACGGGATTTGCCGATATCGTATCCAGCGTTATGCCGGTCGCCGCGGAGATAATAAACACGCAGCCGACGGTTACGCCAATATCGACGAACAAACCCGCGAAGTTAATGACGATGGAGTGAAAGAGCGGCACGCGGAATAGGTACCACAAAATGCCGACGAATAGAACGTACTGCAGATACGTGGATAAATTGCCGATCTCCGGAACCAGCCGCGTAAAGTACGAGACCTGACTCATAAGAAGCGTGATAATTGCGACTTTTGCGAAGAAATCGCGGTTTACTTGGAATCGGAATAGCGCGAACATGAGTGCGAACATCCCGAAATACTCAACGGCTGACCCTACCACAAACAATACGTACGACATCGACATTACGCTCCCTTGACGGATAGTTTTAGCGTTCGAATCCGCCGTCCACGTGCTATGCGCGATGCCATACGTTCGGCTCCGGCCTCATTCACGTCCTTAAACGCGATCGGCACGGATACTATCGTAAGTCTAACGTCGCCCGCCAGTGTTCGGATTACTTCGCGTTGCCACTTTCGTCCAGCCGAGTCGTTGTCGCGTATGATGAGTAGTTCTTCTATCGGGCTGTTGCGGATCATCTCCGCCTTTATTTCGTTCCAGGCCGCGCCGAGCGTTGCCACCGCCGGTATTCCCGCACACATGAGCGTCATCGCGTCTACTTCCGCCTCCACGATCGCTGCTCGCCGGAGCTGCTGCGCGTGAATGACGTCGATGCCGAAGAGGCATTCGCGGATTGGTCGCCCGCCCTTCGCGTACCAAAACGTCTTGGCATCGACGCGGCGGAATTTTACGTTAGCGAGCGTGCCGTTCGCGTTTCTAATCGGAATTACAATCGCCTGCCTGTCGCGATCGTAACCTACGCCGCATAAACGCTGGACGGCTTCGCCTATTCCGCGGCTGGCCAGGTACGGGTGACGCCATTGATACGGTGCGAGGACGCTGTCTTCTAGCGGTATGTAGGGCGCCGGCACGCCAAGTAGCGGCATGTCCAGCGTAGGTGCGTCGTCTTCGTCCGTTTCGTAGGCGTCATACTTTTCGCGCAGGTATTCGAGTGTCTCGCCTATCGTCTCTTGCCGGAGGTATGCGAGTAGCTTTACGATGCCGCCGCGCTGCCACTCCGGATCGGATGCGCCTGAGTCCGTCCAGTATCCGTGCTCGAACTCTACGCGGAATGACGGATGGCTGTCGTAGCGGAATGGCGATGCGGCAACGAGGCGGTCAGCGTACCACTTGGCGCGATGCCAGGCGAAACCTTCGAGTTCATCGCGGATTTGTTCTGGCGTCAGGCGCAAGGTCGGCGGCCTCCTTTCGATTCTTGATACGCTTGAGCGTTAACTCGTATGCTGCGCGCATCTCTTTTACGAGGAGATACGCGTCATCATCGGACATGTCTTCGGACCAGTGTGCCGCGACGTACTCGTAGAGGTATGATTCGCCGGCCGCCTTGGGATCGTATACGAAGAACGGAGCGCTTGGCGTGCTTACTACTGGCTCCGCGAATGTATCCAGAACAGGCCCAAAGTGTTCGGCGACTGTATAACGAATTTCATCGTCGACGAAGCCAGCCAACGCGAGCAATTCAGTCTTGTCCATGTTTAAAGCGTACGCAAGGTTAACGACTGTGTCGTAAGAGGCCGGCGAAATCCCGCGCTCGATCTTGCTAAGGTGAGCGGCACTGATGCCTGCTTTTTCCGCTAACGCCCGCAGAGATAGATCAGTACCATTCGTGCGGCGAAATCGAACGTACTCTCCGAACACATTGTCTTTCATGCGTTACCAACTCCGATAGATTAATAGGTTATGAACCCATAATAATCCATCGTTAACAAGTTGTCAACCGTCTATTGAATAAACGTTTCTTAATCGGAAACACTAGAAGTTTCCAGCGAACTGACTCGCCACCTCCGCCCCCTTCGGCATCTCCCGCAGGACCCCGTAATCCATCAGTGCGACCAAGTCCAGCGTAAATCCCTCGCCGCCATTCCGCCCCTTCTCGACGCCTATCCGGCCGAGACCGTTCACCGCATCGAACGCGAAAAGGTTCGTTGTGATTTCGAGCAGCGCCTTGGTCGTTTTCATGCGGTCACGGTCCGGTAACTTGAGCTCGCGCCGCCCCGTATCCTCGTCCGTATCCTGGCGCTCGGTCGCCGCCTGCACCGTATAAATGCCGACCACGTCATTCTCGCCGATAATCCGTTCGAGCCGCCGCGCCGCCTGTTCCGCAGCTCCACCCGCCGTCTTATTCGCGTTACGGCCGTATACGTCGTCCAAGTTGTAGAACGCGTCGATAACTACGGCGTCAATCGAAGGGTTGGCGGCCAGCTCACGTTCCAGAGCGTCGAGGGATCGCGTCAGGCCGGCGTCCGACTTCGCCTGCAGGTACAGATTGCCGGGATAGTACGTACTCAGCGCGTCGCAAATCTCGTAGAAGTACGCCTCGACCGCGCCTTCAAGTCCGCCGGCCAACATCGCCTTATTCGGTAAGCCGACCTTATCCGCGATATCGTCGATCTCAAGCGCACCTTCCCTCGCCGTAATGACGCTGAGCAGCCGCGCCACCCATGGATACGCCTTGACCTCGTACGATTTAACGAGCACATTCGCGCCCTGACGCAGCATCTCGTCGACCAGGACTTCGGACAGGTACGTCTTACCGCGGCCGCTCTCCGCCATGATTCCGTAGATGTCTCCGGAATACAGGCCGCCAATCTCCGCGTTGAGCGTTGGAAACGGCGTCTTCCACAAGCGAAATGATTCGCCGGCTTTCCGCCGTTCGTATTCGGCGCGGAAGTCCTGCGCGATCTCGACGAGTGTCTTACCCGGAATTTGTCGAACGCTTGTTCCCATTCTAATACGATCGAGCTGCGCTTGTACAGTGACAATTAATTTCTCCGTGTCAGCATCTTCGAAAAGCGTCGGCAGTTCTTCGTTAAAGAATCGCGCCACCTGCGCCTTGCCGCTGTACTCCTTAATTTTACGCGCCAGGAACTCGTACGAATCCGTCACGGCCGGCACGTAGTTAAATCCGTCGACCTCCGCGACAAGTGTAGCGTATGACGGCGCCTGGCCTCCGTTCGACTCCGCATACGAACGGATCTCGTCATAGGCGCGCCGGCTCGTCTCGCTTGCGAAGTCCTCGCGCTCCAATCCGTAACGAGTCAGCGCCTTGACGTCGTTCTCGTCGCAGATTTTCGAAAACAGCTGACTGTCGTAATTTGGCATAAGTCCCCGATCACCTCCCGATTATACTATGCTACAATTCGTATCGCAACGTTAGATTATCGTCTTATCCCGCGCTTGCTATCGCCAACGAACGGAATATCATGGCACTGGTCGCGAATCCGGTCCGGCAGGCGGCGGTCTTTAAAGACGCGCGCCAACGCGTCAATCGCCACGTTGCTCGTATATACGGTCGGCAGCGCGTTCGTCACTCGCGCATTGATTACCGCGTGCAAATCGCCGCGAAATCCGTCAGTTACATCGCGTACCCCTATATCGTCCAGCACCGCGAATGGAGCGCTTTGTGCCGCCGAGAATGCGCGATAGTATCGTTCGGCCGCCGGCCCTGCGATCGAGTCCGGAACCCGTGCGCGATTGAACGCATTGTAATCCGTTTGCCAGGCGTTAACGTCGAGAAAGTACGCGAGGAGGTCGGGCGCTTGCCTGTTGCGTCCGAGTGCGCCTACGAACGATACGCGCAGCCATTCGTTGAGTATTGCGGCGGCCGTCGTTGTTTTGCCGGTGCCGGGCGATTCGGACACGAGGTATAGCGATTTTAACCGGTCGCCGCCGTCTTCGAATTGCCGTTTGAATGATGCGACGTACCTTCGTATTACTTCGTATGCCTCAGCTTGATCTTTCGCCGGCGCTGCGTTATCGAGCGTTACTAAGCGGTACTCCTGCGGCAAATCGGCGCTGCCATGGCGCCCGCCTCGCCCATCTGCGCCGTGCATTCCGATATATGGCGCGCAGAGGCGGGTACATTTCGGACCGTCCGCCAGCGAGCAGATTCCGGCGAGGACGCAGTTTCTAGCGTTAGAGCCTTCGCTTCTTATTGCGATCACCTCCTAACCAAGTATAAGGACGGTTGTTGTCGGGCATGCTATTAATTTGCTTTCGTTTCTATTTTCTCCCGTTTCTCTTTCGATTATGCTGCCCCTACGAAATTTTTCTCTATTAATTGCTATACGCGAGCACGCCGAAATCCCACGCTCCAATTAAATTTTCGCGCCGACGAAGTAGAACTCTCCGTTAACCCCGCGGATAACTAGCGGTTTATCACAGGTGCTGCACTCGGACATTCCGATTTTAGGATCGTTCCACATCGTCGCGGATAGGTCGACTAAATGCTCTCCACATTCGCAGCTAACGCGCACGAACCTCGCCACAACACGCTGATCACCGCCCATCAGAACCAATCCCGCAACTCGTCCGCCGTCATCCGTTCAGGCCGCGCCACTGTCGCCATAATCGCGTCAGCCTTCTTCAGCGCTGGAATCACGGCATTCAACCGGTACGCAATCGCGAAGCCAGCCGTCAGAATCGGAAACTGCGGATTCGGCTGGTAGACGCGGAAGCACTCGTCGAACGCGCGATGAAGCATCTCGGCGCCATGATCCGTTAGTGCGCGCTTGACTAGCGCCTGTTCAAATTTCCAGTTTCGCATCGGCGCGTATTCAATGCCGTAGAGCTCGCGCGTTCGGTCGATAAAATAAGCGTGAATTGTCGCGGTATTCCAGTGCTCATACGGTAGGCCGCGCCAATCCTTCCGGTCAATCTTCGCGCGTGGCATTCGTATCCTCCTCCGTTTTATATTCGCGCCCACTCCACGCCGCATCGAGCTTGCGCGCCATATCACCGTAGGCCGCCGCCATGCCTTGTCGATATGCAGTCTTGGCCGCCTCGTAATCTGAGCGCGATTCAGCGTACTCCGTCAGGCTGCGGACGCCGGCGGATAGGGTGCGGTATTCTGGCGCGGGATAGCGTTCAGGTGCGACGGCTTCGCAACTGGCTCGGATAAATAGATATTCCGCTCGACTATTCGCTCTCATTCGTCGTCCTCCTTCATAAATACGAGCCAATGCGTCTTGTCGCGCTTGTTACCGAAAAGCGGGCGGAACTCAGTAACTCGCAGAATTTCGGCGAGCTTTCGTTCGGATCCTCGTTCCACTTGAATACAAGGACTCCATTCGGCTTTAATACGCGCATACATTCGCGAAACCCCTTCGCAATATCTTCGCGCCAGTCTCCGCTCAGTCTTCGCGTCAATCCACGCATGAAGCGCTGTCCGGCAGACATCTCCGCAGACCGATTGCTCGCTCAGGATATCTACAAACCTAGTCGCGGTTCCGCATTCAATACATGGGCGTGGGCTGTCCGCAAGAATCACCGTATTCATCGCAGCGCCTCCCTTGCACGTTGTCCTTCGTCCCTTTCCATACTACTCGCGTATGTTCGGTACGCCCCCACTGTCACGGGATAATTCTCCGCATTTGCGTACCATTCCAGCGCCGCCCTCAACCGCGCGATCTCGTCTAATGCCGCGGGCCAGCCGGTGCGGGCTTCGGCGATGAATACTGCATTAGCCTCTGCTTCACTCGACTCGATTCGGTATGATCCTCCGGACGAGTAGATGCTATTGGCACCGCAAGATGCGATTGTTACGCCCTGCGGCCCCTTAACTGAATGTATACCGTTGTACTGACGGATGTAGGCAAACGGACCAGGCGTCGCAGCGTCACAGACCGCCCGATCGGCGGCAAAATTACGCTTGGTCATAACTACGCCCCTTCCGGACTTCCCGGTCCGAATTGTAATAACGTACCACTTACGATCGCGCCGAGAAGCCACCGCGGATTACCGGTATACGCCGTCAGTAGGAACGCGGCCGGAATCGCTAGGATAAGCGCCCACACAACCGCGAGGTATACTACGTCTTCGATTAAGTCACGTTTGGTCATTGCGCGCCCTCCTCGTCCCATATCAGAATTCCACCTCGGTAATCGTTGGCGTACTCTTCACCGAAGGCGTACGCAAGAATACAGAATTCCTCTTCGTCGCCGTATCGCCCAAGAGTGTGAGGGTCAAGCGATGCTGAGACGTCACCTGCAGCCGCCAACCGTTCGCGTACTTCTTGGGTGTTTTGAACCAGTATATATGCGTCGTCTCCTCCTTGTTGGTCGATAACTGGTAGGCTGTTCAATACGTCCAAAATAGCTTGCTTGCTCATAGTTTCAGTCTCCTCTCATTATTAGCCCCAACTGCTCCGCCGAGGCATCGGTTCAAATTCGTCATTCAGGCGGACGACGCGCTTCTCATACGCCCGGAACGTCTTGTGCAGTTTGCGACGGCTCCGCTTGCTCAGGCGGTCGAAGCACGGACGGCGAACGTAGTCATAGCGCGGGGATCGTTTCATACCCACACCGCATCATGAGCGGCATTTGCGAGCAGAACTTCGTTCCTCCAGCCGCCACCAGCGAATATGTCCGTGTAATGCTCGACGATGATGTTCGGCCGCTGTCCACGGTGGTGGAGTCCGCAGATCGCTTGCCCGTAGAAGACCGCCTGAATCTTCAGGACATCGCTTGCTAGCGGTAGGGTGGCGTTGAGAGCGTCCGCCTTTTCTCGCGTCTGGACTACGATTAGGACGTAATGCAGATTTCCCACTCTCCTTCGCGCTCGGCTTTCGTCATCTCAACGGATCGATGCGCTGCGGCAGCCGGTCCCATCAGCGTAATTGGCGCGAGCATGTCCGGCGTGATCCGGCGGTCGGTGATAGCGGAGATGATCGCATGGCCGCGGCTGGCGGCGTGGATGGCGGTTACTAGCGTCATATAACGCCGTCCCAACGGTCGAACGCGTCGAACGATTCATTGCGACGAGCGTCCGCATCTAGCCGCTCATCGACACGTTCTACAAGCGCCTTTGCCGTTTCAACTACGTCTATAACCGCACGCTCCCAGTAACGCGTGGACTCTTCGATAATACGAACGCTTTTCATTCGCCGGAAGGACTTTCGCTCCTCAAAACGGGCGACTTCGAAGTCGAGACTGTACGCTCCGAGGACGGCGTAATTCCGTTTGACCGTGACCTCGTATTGGCGACCGCTTGGCGCTGTGACCGGGTATTTTCGTTTCTTCATCCGCCCCACCCCATTCCGGCGATAGTCGCGATTCCCAGCACCGCAATCGGCACGGAGACGACCGTGGCTACGAATCCTTTGCGCGCATCAGGATCGGACATATCGTCGCTACCAAACCAGAATACGAAGCCGAAAATTGCGATGGGGACGGAAATTAGCGTAACTATCCACGTCAGTGCCTCGAAGAACGCGTTCCAATTCATACGCTCACCTCCCGCTCAATCAGCGCGCTAAGCCGCTCAGCCTCCGCCTTATAAGCCGCGACCAGTCCCGCCAGTGTATCGACGCCCTCCGTATCAACGCGCAGGACGGCCGCCTGCACCGCCGCGACGAACCCGCGCGGAGATACCGGATAGTATCCGATGTCCAGCCACTTTTCGGATGTTGGCGGAATGGAACCGTCAGCCGGCGCCTTGTAACCGGGAGCTCGCGTAGGGTCGACGAGGTGGCGGCGCTTCAGCGTATAGTTGTGGTCGTCGAGTTCCAGGCGCAGGTCGGGCGAGATGGATACGATTTGCTTCGCTTTTTCTTGCGTCATACGTAACGCACCGCCCTTTCAAACGCTCGTTCTGCGCGATCCAAGCGGTCTGTCGCGTCCGCCATTGCCGCGTAAATCTGCGCCTTCTCGTTCGCGACCTTTTCGTATTGTGCCGCGAGCATGGCCGCCAGTTCCATCGCCTGAATGGCGAGATCAATCGAGACTTCCGTTACGCCATATGCGCGTTGCTGCTTGAGACGGCGGGCTTGGTCTTCCGCTTGTTGGCGAGCAAGAGCGCGGGCCTGTTGTTCCGTCATTACGCGTTCACCCCTTCGATTTTTACGCCGAGTTCGTTCAGCGTGTATTTGATGCCCTCTGCGAAACCTTTATCGCGCGAAAACTTCGTTGGATCTGCGAAAAACGTGCTATAAATTTTTCGCCTGTAGACTGCTCGAATGCGATCATGCGCGGCTTCCTCTGCCGTCTTCTCGATTTCGTATCCGTTGACCAGCGCGGCCAGCAGCGTTTCAGCGGCTTCTTTCGAGGACTTCGTATAATCACGCAAAATAGCTACGTCTGACGTACAGCTTCCGCCATCGGACGGCTGAATTAGCGCCAGACCAGCGATAATTGCGTAACCATGTCTTACGTGCAGGTTTTCGATGGCGGCGGCAACCCCGCGCGGAATCGTTGGAACTAGCGTAGTTTTGCGGCATGTTTCGTTAGACATTCGTCATTACCTCCATTTGTGTATAATAGTGCAAACTTTTCGGCATGGCGGCGGATGGTCCCGGAAATTAACGCTTGACTTTCGGCGCGATCCGTAGTATTTATTTAAATCTTTTAAAGACTTTAAGATCTTTATAAAGATTTAAAAGCATTAAGTTCTAAACATTACGCCATCGTAACGTCGCTACGCTCCTTATACGACGGACGGATATTAATAACAAGGATTATGACGCGCAAGATTTTAAAAATAAGAGATAAAACCCCTGGGAGTTTCGCGCCGCCCATCCGCCTGATCCGCCTCCTTTCGTGGTCGCCTACGTTTTGCCTATTTTTCAGCGTGAAATTAGCGCGCTTAGCCGTTCGGGAGTGTCTTTGTACCCGTCCGCTATTTCAAGCGCTAATTTCACGGCGATTTACAAGGCGTTCGCAATGCTGCGTTATTTCTACGCGATAAAATGTAAGCGCGTATAAAATGTGTATAATAGTGCAAATGACTACGTAGACTGCTCCGCTTGCCGTTCGGATCGTTTCGCCTGGGTCCTCCGTGCTTGCGGTTTCTGATCGCGGAAATCGAGACGCAGCGGGAATTGAATGCCGGTGGATTCGCGCCAGAGTTCGACGGATGATACGCGGTAGCCGTAGCGGGCGTTGTCGCGTCGGGTTTCGTCAACAGTGCGCGGATTAGCGAGACACCAATCGTAGTAATCGCGATACTCCTGCGGCGTCAAACCGTTTTGCTGCGCTTTCTCATCGAACATCGCGTCGAAACGTTCGGGGTCGAGATTGAAGCGTTGCCTGTTCGCTTCAAACCAGACGGATGCGTGCGCGTCTTTCTTCGAGATGTTAAGCACCTTGATCAGCGGAGCCATGTTGCCGGCATATGTACCTCCGTGACCCGATGCGAGAGGTATTACGTGATCCGCGTGGACATCTTCGGTTGATTTCGTTAGTGAACATTCGGTCATTTGCGCGGCGTCTTCGTCATTCCAGACGGACGGTAATGCGCGCTTCATCGCACGGTAGCGCTGACGGGCGGCGCTATATACATTCGGATTAGATTCGTAATACTTAAGGCAGCTTTCGCGTCTCTTTTCCGAATTCTCTCTGCGGTAGTTACGGCTTCTTTCGCGTTCCCTTTCCGAGTTTTTTTCGTAGCGGCTACGTTGGCTTTCGCGAACCTTTAATGTATTTTCTCCACGGTAGTTACGTAAATGATTGACGAGACATTCCCTACATTTCGATCTCCTACCACCTAGCCCCATCGTTTGCTCGTGATACTCCGTCAGCGCCTTCTCAACGCCACACTCAGTACATTTCTTCCCTTCAACCTCCTCCGTCGCCCCATCCGCATGCGTCACCGTTACCTTAACGATGCGCACCCGTTTGCGCGGCAATCTTCTGCTCTGTGTAGCTGTTTCCGCCATATCCTCGCTCCCCTTTCGCGACCTCTTACCGTCAATGACGCCGCCCGTTCGAATGTAGTACACTTTGGCGCTAACTTTTTCGTTCCTACTCCGTATACCCGCTGACTTTTCCGTATTTGGGACATCGAAGCGAAATTATTTTCGGAGTCATCCGGAAACAAAAAAAATAAGCGCCACCCCACGAAGGGATGACGCTTATAATTTTCGAACCATTTCAAGGACATGATCGGTATGGTACAATGTGGCGATACGTGTCAAAAAGAGAGGACGGCCCTCAA